GATCAACTTCCTATTCTCACAACCGCACCCGCAGGCGCGCTAGCTGCCGCCCCGGACTGGTACGGTCGATTGGTACGGGATCGATTGACATTGCTGTTACGATGTCGTAACATGATGTCAGTAAGGGCACGGTAGCCCGAGACGCTGATACGGAGACAGGACATGACCACCGCGCAGATCATCGACGCCATCAAGGTCACCGCCCGCCAAGAGATGTTCGCCGGATTCGAGCGACCCGAAGAGAAAGCCCGCGAACTGGTCTACGCGATCGTGCGGCGCACCAGCCCGTGCGCCTGCTGCGATGGCAGCGGACTCGACCAGACCAAGCCATTCGACGTCTCGGTGCTGGTCACAGAGATGGGCGGCCAGAAATGCGATTGCTGCGACGGGCGCGGCTTCCAGATCGACGGCAACGACGACACCACCGTCTGGGATTGGGTTTACAGCCGATGACCGGCGAGCGATGGGACGCGGAGCGGCTGCGGTCGCTCCGCCGTCGTTGCGGCTGGTCGCAGCAGCAACTCGCCGAAGCCATCAACGAGCGGACCGGGATGCGGTCCAACCGGCACCGGGTCAGCGAGTGGGAGTCCGGGCGGATCACGCCCGGCTATGTCGTCCAGCGGGCGCTCGACCAAATCGAGCGGGAGCACGCCAATGGCTAAGTACGCCGTCACCCACACCTGCGGCCATCACACCGACATCACCCTCTACGGCAAGGGCACCGAGCGCGAGCGCGCCATGCGCCGGCTTGCGGCCCAGCCCTGCACGGACTGCATCCGGGCCGAAGAAACCCGCCGCGCCCATGCGCAAGCCGAGGCACAGCACCTCCCGCCCCTGATCGGCAGTGAGAAGCAAATCGCCTGGGCCGAGCGCATCCGCTACCAGACCCTGCTGGTCATCGAGCGGCTGGTGCCGGCCGAGCAGTACGGCGATCCGGTGCCCATCCCGGACGATCTCGCCTTTGCGCCCGGAGAGACGACGACCGTGGGCGCGATCGTGGACCGGCTGCACACCGAGGACGCCGCGCGCTGGTGGATCGACAACGCCAAACGGGTACAGGACATTGGTCGGGTGCCCGGCTACGACGACAAGGCGTTTGCGCGCGAGCTGCTGCGCCGGGCGGCATGGGGGGAGCGTATCCCGGACACCGGCGAGCTGGCGCAGTCCGGCGACCTGCGGGACAACCTGCGGGGACTCTACCAATGAGCCGCGTCCCGCTGCTGGCCGATGCCGCGCTGCTGGCCGATGCCGAGTCGGACCGGCACCGCTCCCGCGTCATGGCCGCGTTCGCGACGATCCAGCAGGCACTCAAGCGCCGCAAACGTCCCTATCTGGCTTACTCCGGTGGCAAGGACTCGACCGCGCTGCTGGCGCTGGTGGAGGCCGCGTGCCCGGAGATCATGGTCGTCTGGTCCGATGACGAGCTGGAATACCCGGAGAGCGTCGCGCTGCAATCGGCGGTCAGGGACGCCTACGGAGACCGCTACATGAGTGTGCTGGCCCCGTCGCTGCACGCCGGGTGGTTCGCGCCGTGGTCGGACCCGGACGGCCGCTATTGGCGCGATCCGCTGCCCGGATCGGTCCGGACGGATCTGCCGCACCCCGAGTACATGGCGAGCCTTGGCTACGACCTGACGTTTCTGGGCGTGCGTGCCGCGGAGTCGCAAACGCGCCGGGACTGGCTCTCCGGCTCCGGTCCGGCCTACCGCGTCAAGGGCGGCACCGGGATGCACTCGTGCCCCTTGTGGGACTGGACAACAAGCTGGCCTTCGGCCGCGCCGACGACGCCGCCTAGCTCCGGACAGCAAACGAGGCCACCGAAGCGGCCCCGTTCACCGACCAGCATGTGCTAGCCCAATACCACAGTATTTTACTCTGTTTATTTCGCGAGCGCCTCTGCGGTGGCAGAATCGACGGGCGGGGCGGTTGCCAGCTCCGTTTTGATCTTCTGTACCGTTGACGGAGCAAACACCACGGACCGGATTGCCAGTCCGAGTGGGATGATGACGGCCCAAAGCGCGGCGATCGTTAGGCCGGCCTGGTTCTTCTGCTCATCGGAGAAATCATGCCACCCGAAGGCTTGCGCGAGTCCCATCATGGCGACGACCGCCACGGTGAGCGATGCGGCGGTTACGCCGCCGAGTGTCAGAACTGGTTCCGTGTTCATTCCGTTTCTCCTTCCGGCGCATCCGCCGGCGTTGCCACTGTTACGAGATCGGCGCAATGGGCTCGGTTGACCATTACGCCCTCCTACCGGTACGCCGGTCGCCAGACCTCGATCAGGTCCGAGCGGTAGTCCTCTGGGTCGAGCCGCACTCTGGCATTGCGTTTCCGCGCATACGCCAAGGTTTTCGTCAGCGCATTGCCATGGTTCGCACCAATCAGCATCCCGCCCCCGTTGTACCCTGCGACGTGGGTCGCTCGGTCTTTGTCCTTGCCGAAAAACATCCAGTCTCCCGGCATGAGCGCTCCGGTGACCCGCTCGCCCGTGAGCCGACCGTCCCGGAACATGTGCATCTGGGTATTGGCGGAATGCTTGACGCGCCCGGTGACGAAGCCCATGTCGCCCATGACCCACCACGAATAGCCCGAACAGTCGAACGTCAGTGCGTCTGGATCGCCCCCATAGCTCGATGGGGTCGGGCCGTTGCCGCCCCAGCGATACCAGCAGCCGAGGTATTTCGCGGCCACGATTGGGAATCGTTCTTGCGCCGCGGTCAGCACGGCCTCCGGTGCGTCGAGGTCGAGATACGCGCCGGACACCCAGCCGGCGATACCGGCCGCCGTCACCGGGTACCACGGATCGCCGGTCACGGTGACGACGGTGCCGTTCGGGATCACGGTCAGCACCGGGTTGTTCGTGCCCGCGCCCTTGCGCAGGTTGAGATCGGCGGTGGTGGCGACGGTCATATCCGACTTTGTGATGGTCCAGCCCTCGTCGAGGAAGACCTGTACCGTGCTTGCCGGGCACCAACCGGCCTCATCTGCCGACCCTTCGGGTGGGGTGATGTAGTACCAGAGTTCCTTCGTCATTGCTGATCTCCTTGGATGAGATGCCAGTACCGATCGACTTGTTCGCGGTCCGAGTCTTTTTCCCGCTCGGTCAGTTCGTCATACGGAGTGGCGATCTGGCGCTCCCACCACCCCACCCGGTCCGCCGGGATGGTCAAGCTACCGTCGGCGTTCTTGGTGCAGAGCGAGTGCAGGTAGCGTTGCCAGTCCGCCCATCGTTCGTGTTCGATTGCGGCAAGTTGCTCACGCATGTTCAGATCGTCCAGTGTTACGCCGGTCATTGTGCGATCACCGCATCAGCCGGGACACGGCTGCCATCCGCTACACCGGGGATCCCAGTCAGCACCAGATAGAGATTGCCGTCCGTTCCCTGCACGTAATGGGAGATGTTGTCCTGCGTGATGACGGTGCCTTTCTTGATCGTGGGTCCGGTCGGGTTGTCCAGCCCGTCGCCCCACTCGGCTGGGATCGTGTCTCGCTGAAACGTCTTGCCGCCCGGTGCGAGGAATTGGTGCTCGTTGATGACCTGGCTGCCCTTGGCAACGGGATGGGCCTGTGCGTAACTCGGGGTACCGCCGATCCTGGCTATGCATTCGGTGACTTTATTCACTATCGCCGGCCAGAGTCCCGCACGGCGAATCGCCAACGGACAGTCCTTGCCGCTCCAAAAGTTATGCTGCTTCAGGGCATTGACGGTGCCGCCCTGAAGGTCAAGCTCCTTGATGACCAGTGCGTGCAACTCGGCGGCATTGGCGCGGGTCTTGGCCGCGTCACGGTCGCGATTGACGCACTCCTCGATGGCGATAGAGGTCCGGTTCCCCGGTCCGTTGTAGCCGTCGCCGGCGTGCCATGCGACTTCGTTCAGCGGGATATGCTGGATGGCCTTGTGGTCATCGACCGTGAAGTGCCAACTGGTATCGGTCACTTCGCCCCGGTCGTTGCGGCATCCGTCGAACATCCAATCGGCGTGCATCTCGGCCGTGGCGCCAGCGTTTGTGTTGTCGGTGTCATGCCACGTCGAATAGGCCGGGGTCATGCCGAGTCCGGTGCGCTGATGCGTGTGACTGGCCGGGATCAGCCGGACCTCGACCGGAAAGGATAACGACGAGTAATCGAGATACTGTGGTGTTGCCACTGGTTTCTCCTGTTCTGCCGGCTCGGCCGGTGTCGATGGGGTCGATACGGGTGGATTGGTGATGGCGGCCTGCAAGCGGTTGGCGCGTTCGGCCAGCTTGCCGCCGTAGTCGTTCTGGGCATCGACGGCCCATCTGTTGTTGAGACCACCGAGCGTGGTGATCGGCTGACCGCCCGTGGACGCAAGCACGAGGTCGAAGCGCCGGTCCCAGACGCGGGGATTGCCGAGCGTGTTCACGTCCCAGACGCCCGCCCATCGGTCCCCGTAGGCGTAGGCGGTCAGGTGCGCCATCAGTGCAACCGCCCCATCGCCCGGCGTCGTCCAGTGCTGCGACGCCGCGTCCTGCGCCGGATCGCCGGTCACGCCGAGATTGCCGAGATTGTTGCGGCCGATCCACCAGCGCGAGCGAAACGGCAGCCCGGTCCCGGCCTCGCCTGTTTCGATCCAGGCAATGGCACAGGCCGCCAGCGGATCGATTCCCAGTTGCCGGCACAGTTCGGCGATCGTGCCCAGCGCCTGCCGGGCCCGCGCGGTCTCCCCCGGTGGCGTCATCGGCGCGAACGCCTGCCAGAGTTGCCCGGCGGTCAGCGCGTCGCCGCCAAGGATCGGGCTGTCGCGCGTGTACGTCATCACCGGTCCCGCTCGTCGATGACCACGCACAGCACGAGCGTCATGTTGTGGTCCAGTCCATGAGACGAACGAATACATGCCAGCCACAACGAGGAACGGTGTGGAAGACCGACGGGCTAACCGTTCCGTCGCTGGCGATATCCCAGGTCGTGATGTCCAATGGATCGCCGCACCCGCCGCAGGTGATGAAGACTTGCGTTGGTGATCCCCACCAGACGGGTGCGTCGTGCTGCATCGCGTCGCTGTATCCCAAGGTCTTGGGAATATCGACATTCATTGCTCTATCTGCTCCCAGCAACGGGGTATTGCCGAACGGGTTCCAATAGGCTTTCGTGGTCATCAGCGGTCCCTCTCGTCGATGACCACGCACAGCGCCCAGACCACAAACAACGCGATGCACAGCAGCGCAAAGGCCAGCTCAGGACTCGTTGCCGGCATCGCCGTCTCCTTCCCGCCACCATGTCCAGTAGCCGTACAACATGCACGGCCCCGCCACGGCCAGCATGGCCCGCCAGAGATTGCGCACCAGATCAGGCGACGCCTCCCAGACGCCCCACGCGATCAGCTGGGTGGTGGCAAAGATCAGCACGATCGCGGCCATCAGCCCCCAGATGCCGAGTCCACGCACGGTCCAGCGTTTGGTCGCCGCCGACATGGCCACCACGGCCAGCAGCGCGCTCAGCGCGATCTCACCCACGATCACCCGGTCGATCCACGGGTTATCGGCCTGAAGGAGATGCAACGCGGCCCAGGTCGCCAGATAGGCGGCGGTGAAGAGCGCGGGATAGGTCAATCGGTCACGCATGGCGGTCTCTCCGATCGGGATACATCTGCCGCTCGATCAGCTCGCTGATGTCCCGTTTGGCGGCAACGAGGGCGGCGGCGATGTCGTCGCAGGCGGGGTCGTAGGCGTGTTGCTCGATGCCGAGCCGCCGCGCAAGTGCCTGTACCACTCGATCTCGGCGAGGAGATCGACCAGCAGGGCCTCCCGGTGCGCATTGCGCCGCTGGCACTCGATCAGGTCGAGCTCGACCGTGATCCGGGCCATCAGCCACGCTTTGCCAGGCTGTCGCCGCAGCAGCACCCCGCCCAGCGCCGTCGCGGCCGCCGTTACCGCGGTCCAATGTTCGAGTAGCCATGTCGCCACCTCATTGCCTCAGATCTCATCGCGTGGCCTGCTTCACCGATCCGACCGGGTTCACGCTCGACCCGAGCCGCGTGCCGATCACCGCCCTGGCGTCGGCGAACGTCGCCGCCTTGCCGACCGCGTCGAGCGTTGCGGTCACGTTTGCCAGTCGTGCCTCCAACGCCGCGATGCGCTCCGCCGGCGTCGGCGCCGGATCCGGCACGATGCGTTCGGTGCGGCTCACGAGCGCGCCGTTGGTGTCATAGACCTCGTCATAGACCGTTTGCGTCATCGTCGTCTCCTATGCCGCACGGACCGCCAAGCGCGGAAAGCCGTCGTTTATGTACGTGACGCCGGTCGTGCCGAACGGATCCGGCGCGGTCGTGTCGATGTTGTCGCGGTTCGGCGATCCGGCATCGCCGCCCTGCGTGGCGTTGCCGCACGGCGAGAAATCGAACGACTCGAACCGCAGCGCCGTGATCGCGGCACTCGGCACGACCGCCAGCCAGCCGATACCGGCCGGAAGCGTCCACGTTCCTGCGATCTCTTTATCGCCGCCGGTGTCGGTCGCCACCGTGCCGAAATCGAACAGCCGCGCGCCCGGATGTCCGTCGTCGCCGGCCGCGAAATACATCAGACGCGCCACGCTCGACGCGACACCGGCCGACACCGCGAACCCGACGCGATCGATCGCGCCCGACGTGCGCGGCACCCACAGCGGCGTTGCATAGATTCGATTGGCGGTCAGTACGGTCGTCGCGCCGAACGCCGAGCCGATGAACTGCTGCAGCGAATACCAGCGACCGGCCTTCCATCCCGGCACCGGATCGCCGGACGGATCGATCAGCACGCCGTCTTTGCCGGCGCGCGCGACTTCGATGACGTAGCGCTTGGTCATGGCTGCGACTCCAGCGTGATCCGGCCCCAGCGCAGCGCGCGTTGACCGGCGACGAGCGTCGTGCAGTAGATTCCGTAGTTCAGCAGGGTGGCGGTTGCCGGCAGGTTGGTGACGTGTCGCGCGACCGGATTGCCGTCGATGTAGAAATCGATGGCGGTCGCGGTCGCGTTGACGATCGCGCGCAGATCGTGTTCGTCGTTGCCGGCGACGACGATGCCGGTATCGGTGATCGTGCCGCCGACGCCGCCATCGTTCGACCATGCTTTGATCGTCGTGTCGGCTGCGCCGGTCGAGAACCGGAAACCGAAGCCCTCGACGGCCGGATCGTCCGACCCGGACGGCGTCGCCGAGAACAGGCCGTACCACAGGCGCAGTTCGCTGGCCGTGTTCGGAAGGCGCATCGCAAACGAGGCGTCCTGCCACGACGCGCGCACGGCCGAGTTGGCCCCGGCCACGACGGACGCGACGTTGCCGAGTGTCGATGTCGTGTTGTGTTGCAGGTACGAACCAGCGGCAGTGTCCGCGTTCGATGTCGCGCCTGCGGTCACGGTCGGCCCGGTTTGAAAGCCGACCGCGACGTGCGAACTCGACGTAGACGCGCCGGCGTAGACGAACACCTCGCGGCGCGTTCGCCGAACCGCAGAGCGATCGACCGGCAGCCAGCCGGTGGTGCCGGTGCTGGAAACCTTGACGTAGACCTGCATGCCGCCGTTGGCGTCAGTGCGCAGATACAACGATCCGGCCGCGCCACTAACGACGCCCTGCGGCGAGCCGGTCCCGGTCGTGATCGGCAACGCCACCGGGAGCGGTTGCGCCAGCCAGGTGCTCGTTGCCGCGTCCCAAAGCAGCGCGTCGTCATCGGCCGGCGCTGCTGCGCTCACGTCCGGCACGTCGTCGAGCTTCGTGATATTGGCGCGCGCCAGCAGCGCGGCGACGTCGCTGCGGATCGTCGCGTAGTCGGCCGGCGTGCCGATGCCGTCCGTGCCGGGTCGTGCGACTTGGATCAGGAAGATGTCATCAGTCGCCATCTCACGCTCCCCAGCTATAGGCCGGCATCAGCAACGCTTGGCCCTGCAGCCAGTAGTCGTGATCCCCGCCCGGATAGACGGCCAGCAGGTCGTACCCGGCGCAGCCAAACCACGTCAGCGCGGCGGTGTCGGTCGCCGTGAGTTTGATGTCGATGTTGACCTGCGAACCCGGCGCGCCGGTGATGCCGACCGTGACGCGCCCGTTTGCCGTCGATGCCTCCAGCAACACCGCGCTCGTCGTGCTCGGTTCCTGTCGCACCTGCAGGACGATTTCCCAGCCGGTCGTGTCGATCGGTGCCGTGCCGCCGAGTCCGTCGTCCTCGATCAGACAGACGGCCAGCCGGAACGTGGCGTTTTGCTTGATGGCGATGTCGAGTTTCGGCACCGGCTCCCTGATCGTTGGAATGCTCATCTCGTCCTCCTAATGTGCGACCGTGTACGCAACGAGCACGGTCGCGTTGGCCGCCGAGCCGCCGCTGACGACATCGACCCGCACCACGTCGCCAGCGCTGCGTTCGGCCACCTCTGCCGGGATCGCCGCCCGGCCCCGGTTGCCGCCAATCGGCACGGTGACCAGCACGATCTCGGTCCCGTTGACGGTCAATCGCAATGTGCAGGTGCCCACCGGGGCGGTCTTGACGCGCACGACGATCGTGGTCAACCGGCACGGCGCTGGCAGTTCGATTTCGGCCGCGACGTTGGTCCCCGCTCCGAGCGCGCCGGCCAGATACCATTGCATCCATGACGGCGGCAGCGCGCGGCGCAACGCCTCCGGATTCACGTTGCCGGCATCGTCGAACGCCGAAAACACGGACGCTTGCCGGCGCATCTGACGCGACGGCAAAAGTTCGCGCGCGATCGGTCGCAGTGCGTCACGCATCCGCTGGTCGTCAGTCATCACGCGCCCCCCGGGAGACTCGGCGACCCTGCGCCGGTCACGACGAGGTCGAGCAACCGCACCTCATAGTCGTCATAGCTGCCGCTGCCGTATTTGCCGCTCAGCAGTTTCACGGTCGCCGGCCCGGGCGTCAGTCGCCCCGGTACCGATAACCGGAACGCAGTCCAGTACTTCTGCCAGTCAGCCGGCAGCGGCGTGCCGTAGGGGTATTTCTTGCTCAGGTTTTCCGGCATCGCCGGCAGCGCAGCCGAGCCGGCCGGTTTGTCGCCGCCCTGCCACACTTCGATCTTGCTGACGTTGCCATCGGTGACGACGCTGCCACCGGACAGATACGAATTCGTGCCGTGCGCCCAGCCGGTCAGGACCATCGCCGTGTACGTGTCCGGCACGACGATGTCGAACGTGATGGTCTTGCCCTGCGCCGATGGATGCGCGTAATGGCTCAGGTATTCGTCCCCGATATGGCGCGGGTCGGTAAAGACCGAGATCGTCAGCGCGTCGTCACCGGCCGGCATTGCGGCGCCGGCACCGGCCCAGCCGGTGAACGTGGAGCGAATCCCGCGCGTGCTGCTGCTGTGATCGACGCTCATCGCCCACCGGCGCTCGGCCGTCAGGTCCAGTCGCTCGGACGTCAGTTCGACCACATGCCCCGGATAGACGTTCGGCGCGCCGAGCCACACCCAGCGTTCTTCTTCGTACGGCGCGGCACGGTTGATCTCCGCCACGTTGCGCGCCGCGTCGGCCAATGCCTGCGTGACCAGCAGCGGATCGCGCACCGTGTCGCGCGTCCAGCCGGGCGGGTCCAGTTTCGGCTCATACGGCACGACAGCCGGGAACGATCGCACCGCGACCGCGATGCCGTCCGCGTCCGTGTACGATGCGCCCTCGACATCCCACCACGTCACCATCCGGCTCAGATCGTCGTCACGGCTCAGGGAAAAGGCGTTCTCGCCCTCGCGAATCACGTCAGACGGCGCCAGGCTCGGAATGCCGGTCACACGACCCCACCAGAACATGCCATCCGGCAGATCGCAGCAGTAATAGCCGAACAGCCGGAGCGCGTTGGCGATCCATTGCAACGGACTCGTGTGCCGCGGAATGATGACGTCTCCGTTATCGACGAACTCGACGCCGCCCAGCGTGACCTCGGTGACGCCGTCCGGATAGAGGACGAGCTGCCCGCCGTACGCGGTCAGTCCGCGCAGTTCGCAGATCGACCGGATGATGTTGTAGAGGGTCGAGCCGCCCGGAAACACGAGATCGGTCGGCTCCGGGAAGTCGAGCCGCGCCGCCCCGCCGGTGGCGTTGATTTCGACGACATATCCGTTCGCGTCGATTTCGCGGTGCAGGCGCGTGATGCGACCGAAGAACACACGATAGGCGCCGCCCGTTTCCTCATAGCCGATCTGCACTTCGATCGGCTTGTTGAGCCAGCGATCGCGGAGTGCGATCTCGGATGCAGGAGGCGACGGCAGACGCAGCCGCGCCGTGCCCTTGATGCGTTCCAGCGCGTGCTGCGTCTCGACGCTGTAGGCGTTGTAGGGCTGACCGTCGATCGTCACGATCTGGATCGGCGTGCGGTCGATCGTGCGCGTCAGCAAGCTGCTCATGCCGGCCACACCTCCGCCAGCCGCGTGACCGGATCGACCGACCGCTGCCACGTTGCCTCGACCTCGGTGTAACCGTCCGGGTGCAACTCGCGCACCGGTAGCGCCCGCAGCAGCACCTGATCGAGTTGTTCGTAGACGGTCGCCGGATTGCCGCGCGTGATCTGCGTGCCCTTCAAACTCTGATAATCGGCCAGCACGGTCAAGGTGCCGGTCGTGCCGAGCCGCGCCAGCAGCGCGTAGTACTGATGGCGGCACGCGAACTGCAAGCGCCAGGTCACGATCGCCGGCGAGAAGCCGATCAGCTCGCGCACGACCTGGTTGCTAAACGGCACCTGCTGCTCGGCGTAGATCGGTTCGATGCCGCCCCAGTCGGTGTAGACGCCGGATTGCGTGTCGGCCTGAATGTCGAAGCGGATGTCGTCGAAACCGGTAAATGTCTCAGGGGAACACAAGCAGATGGTCATCGCGGATACCCCGCGCGCTCATCTTGCAAGACTTTGCGCAGATTCGGCACCAGCGACGTTTCGGCCCAGCGGTCCATCTCGGCGCGACTGGTGCCGTTGAACGTCGCGCCTGAAAAGTCGATATGAATCCCGCGATCGCCCCGCGCCGTCCCGGTATTGGCCGGGCTGACATAGGTCATCGGCGGCACGGTATAGATGCCGCGATCGAAGATCGGCACCGATCCGCCGCTAGCGAAATGCAGCAGCTCCGGCCCGGCTTCGGCCAGCTCCGTGACGATCCCGCCGCGTGCGTAGCCGGGGATGCCGCCGTGACGAGAACCGATACTAGGAGTACCAATCGTCGAATAGGCCGTGACGACGTTGATCGTCATGGTTTTGTCGTAGACCGGCGTGTTGTTGACCGCATCGATCGCGCCGTATGCCGCGCTGGCATCCGCGCCGACCGTGAGCGTCTTATCATCGATGGTGCTGGTGTTGACGGTATCGATCGCACTGACCGCCGCGCCGTTGTCTCCGAGAATCACAGCTGTCTTGTCGTCGATCGTCATCCCGGTGACATCGCCAATGGCCGTGACCGCGCTTGTGGTGTCCGCGTCAACAGGGATCGTCACCGCCGCGCTGTCGGTTCCTCCGCCGCCAAACGGATTGATGCTGTCCCAGATAGACGATGTATCGATCTCTCCGACCTTCGCCGGAATTTCGATCTCTGGGAATGGCCCGATCATGGCGTTCCATTCCTCCGGCGTAACACCATCCATCGGCTGAATGACGCCTTCGACGGGGATTTGCACCGGGTCGTTGTCGAACTTCGCCGCGAGCTCAGATGCGGTTAGCTGATCCCAGCCGCTGGTGTCCACGTCGGTTTTGACCGTGACCACCGTGCCATCGGCAAGCGTGACCTCTTTCAGATCGGAGACCGCCGTATCGAGTCCGCTGGAATCCGCTTCGACTGTTACTTTCGAGTAGGTGCCGTCCGCGTTCTTGACGTACCCAAGCAGGTCGAGCGCTTCCTCTTCGCCGTAAATCTTGATCGCCAGATCGAGGGTCGAGACGCCTTCGGCCGCGGCTTCCATCGAAAGGAAGGCGATCGTGAGGCGGTTGATCGCGCTGACCGTGGCATCGGCGTTCGGGAAGTTGACCGTAAAGGTCTTCTCGCCATTCGGCCCGATGGCTTCGTTGAGCAGTCCCATCTGCACCAGAATCCCGGCCAGCGCGGGATCAGCCTGGGCAGTGTTGACCAGCATTTCGGTCGCCACCTCTTTCGGAATCTCACCGATCGAGGCGGAATAGGCGGTCGCGTAGGCGCTGGCGATCTGCGTCTGCACGCTACTGTCTTGCAGCAGGAGCGCCCGCCGCTGCTCTTCCGCATTCAGCCCAGAGAGATATTGCAGGTTGTCTTCGTAGGCTTGCTGTTCTTCGGCAAGTAGTGGAAGCTGATCGGCACGCAGATCGTTCAGCAACGCCTGCACGCGGGCATTTGAGTCCTGAATGGCATAGCCGGCCGCAACCGTCTGGTTGTAACGCTCATAGGCGGCTGTCGTTTCATCGACACTCTGCGACTGCTGCAACCAGCGCGTGAGCATGTCGTCAATGGCAGCCCATTCGCCAGGCTTGCCGACCAGGTTTTCGGCGATCGAGCCGGCCGCTGAGCTCCGTTGTCCCAGACTGTCGATCTCCTGGAACGTTCGCAATACCTGATCGAGCGCCCGGCCGGCATCGCCAATATCGCCGGCCCAGTCCACGGCATCACGGAAGGCTTCCCGCGCCGCGATGATCGCTTCGCTCGATTGCCCCGATACCCGTGCGCCCTCCGTCAGTTGGCGATCGTATTCCCGCCACCAGTCAAGGATGTTGTTCCCATCCTTGAGGAAGTCGAGTTGCTGTTCGTGCATCGCCTTCGCGCCGTCACGGAACTGGCCCATATGGACGGAGAGATCGGTGAGCGCCGCGATCTTGTCATCCGGGGAAAGCGAGCTGTTGAGAATGTCGCTCCATGCCTGGATAACCGCCGCGTTGTCGAGCGTGTCCGAGGACATGCCCTGCATCGTGCGGTCCCACGCGCCGCCGAGTTGGTCGAGCTGCTGCTCCGTCAGGTCCGTCAGAGTCGCCGGCGGCATCGCGCTTTCCCAGAACTCCGGCGGGATCGCGTTTTCCAGCATTGTCGCTTGCACTTCGTTCAGTGGCTTGGTGAAGGCATCGACAATGCTGGTGTGAAGGGTTTCGAGTTGATTGGCGAGACCGCCCTTGCCGTCGAGTCGCAGGTCATCGATCGCCTGCGGCAGATCGGCAAAGACGGCTTTCAGGCCGGTGAAGCTCTCGGCAAGAGCCGCAGTGGTCTGCATAGAGTTCTTGGCGCGAGCGTCGTATTCGCCTAGGGAATCGACAAGGCCCTGCACCTTCTCGGCGAACTCAGCAGGTGAGATAGCACCCCGGTCGAGCTGGTCGAGGAGGCCGGCAAAATCAGCCTGCACGTCCTTTGCGCCGGCGCCCATGTCGTGCAGGATGGCGCTGACATTTTCGCCGAGTTTCGGAGCAAGATCGCCAAATTCGGCGTACTTGTCGAGCAGAATCGCAATTTCGTTGTTCCACGCGGCGAGTAAGCCGGGGTCGGTGCTGTCGTCGGATTCGTTGATCTTCTTTGACAGCTCGCCGATTCGTTCTAGGTCGGCAGAAATCTTCGAGAAGGCATCGCCGCTACGAGTTGCAAGCGCCGACAGGTCGGAGCTGCCCCGTGTGTTGAGATCGCTGATTGCATCCTGCACGACTTTGGCGGAACTGGCGATCGGGTTGTCCGTGCCCCATTGCGCTTGATGCGTGCGATCAAAGTAGATCGCCACGGCAGCCAATCCGGCCAGCAATCCGACCGGACTGAAGATCGCGCCGGCCATACTCGTTAGGCTACTGACAAGGTTCAATCCCTTTAGAACCTTGAGCGCTTCCACGGTCTCGAGAATGCGCGGCAGCATCAGGAGGAACGCCCCGCCGGTAGTCAACGCGACTGCACCGGACGCCCCCAATAAGGTAATGACCGTCTGGATTGGTCCCGGAAGCGCGAGATACGCATTCGCCACCATCCCCGCGCCCTGCGCAGCAATCGCCGCACCTTCGCCCAGCGCGTGTGCGGCCGGCACCATGGACAGCATGACCTCACGCGCGGTTCCGAGTCCGTTGTAAAGCTGATCGCCCAATCCACCCGAAATGAATTCGGACGTGTCCCGATTGACACCTAAGAACGCGAGTCCCAACTCACGTATTGCAGATTGCAATCGAATCGACTGTCCCTCAATTGTGTTCAGGGCATCGCCCATACCGGGAATCCCGGCGTCCAGTGCGGTGAACAGTTGCTCCCAGCTCACGGATTGGTTCCGCAAGCTCTCGTCCAGTTGGAAGCCGGCCTTGGTTAGATTGTCGAAATCGTCGCCGGTGAGCTTGCCAGTTGCCCCGACCCGCTGGATTACCTCGGTAAGGTCCTGCCACCCCACCATGCCCTGAGCGACGGCTCGGCTCATGATCTCGACGTGCTGTACGAGGTTGTCGGTTGCGTCGCCAGCGACCTTTAGGCCCTGCGCGGCTGCGAAAAGGTCTTGCCGCTGGAAGAGGACGCCTTCGGGGGATCGGGCATAGGCGACGAGCTTCGCCAGTACGTCGTTGACCTTGCTCGCATCTTGTTCATAGCCACGCAGGGCAACGGTTGCTTTCTGAACCGCATCGACTTGGTTCCACGCGGCCTTGGTGCCCAACGCCATCGGCGCGACGAACGCGGCGGACACGATGCCGCCGACCCCGATCATTGCACCGCCTAGCGTGGTTAGCGGACCCTGAAGATGTTCGAGCGTTTGCAGGAGACTCTTCCCGCCAGAACTGCCCGCCTTCTCCATGGCCTGTCCCATGGATTCCGCTGCATTGCCCACAGTTTTGAAGGTAGCTGAGGCTCCGTCCTTGGCCTCAATGGAGACCTTGAGGGTTTTATCTGCCATAGCAAGCCTCACCGGCTATGCTTGGCGCGACAAAGGGAGGAACGGGGAAATGCCGAGCAACTATCGCTGGTTTGTGGCAGGCGTTTTGATGGCAGTGCTGGTCGTCACTGCTGGGATCGTTGGGGCGCGACTGTCGAGCGCAGACACCGAGGCGCAGGGAATGTGGCAAGCAAAGCGATTCCCGGTCGTTCTCTTGGAGCCAAACGAAACGCCGGTGCATCCCGATCCTGACCGGTTTGTCAGTGATTGGGTAGCGACGATGCCCGATTCCTGTGACATCGTGCCCGCACCAGGAGACAATCTCTATCTCTACCGTTGCCCGTGAGGCGGTCCGGTCGTCTAGCGGCTCAGGGATTTGGCGCGGCGATTGCGGCGCAGTATTGCGCGACTCGAAACCCGGATTTGGTGTGGTCTCCGCGTAACGCATAGATGCCCGGTGCCGCTAGGGACACTGGGCATCAGGCCACTGGTCATGAGGGGATACGTTGGGGCGATTATACCCGCTATCGCGTCGCTTGCTATCACTTCGTAGGTTCTAATTCGGACAACGCCGGCAGGTCCCACTGCTGCGCGGTTTTCCAATGAACGAAAAATCTGCCAAGTCTGGAAAGTCTGTGGTTTTATGCGGGTTTTCGGGGGGCAAGACTGCGGGCAAGTCTGGCGAAGTCTGGCCGGCCGGGCTCTTAGGGGACGTCCAGTCTTCTCCAGTGTTCGCCCAGACTTCGCCCCCAAAAACCCGCGCCGTTGTCCAGTGTTTGCAGACTTGCCAGACTTTTCGCCGTTCTGCGTTCCGGCCAACTGTGGGCGGCTACTTCTTGCACGCCTTCTTCGTCCATAATACTGCGTCCCCCTCTGACCGATGGGGATGCTTGTGACGAATGACCCTAGCTTCGGCCGGGGTCATTCGTTTTCCCGTCATCAGTCCACAGTTCCTCAACCGCAACGCCCATCGCCGCCGCTAGCCGCCGCATCGTTGACGGCCGCGGGTTTGTCGTCTCGCCGGCCTCGATCCGGGAGATGTTCGCCTGCGCCACCCCGCTCATTTCAGCCAGCTCGATCTGACTGAGTCCCTTCCGTATTCGGACCTCCCGAACAATGTTACGCAACCAATGACCCCTTTCTATTGCCAAACGCATCATAGCATAGCAACGCGATGATTTCGATATATTCGCTTGACATTTGCCATATTTTCGCTATAATAACGATATGAGCACGGCGCTCTACGGGATCACAAGCCCCGTCCATCGGTCAAAGGGAGGAACAGGAAATGTCAGTCGCCACTGTCGAGCGCACCAACCGCCGCGATACCGCCGAACGCTGGGAGAAGGCACTCGACCGCGCACACCTGGCCGGTGTGCAGGTCTATCAGCTCCAAGGCTCCGGCCAGTGGATCGCCACGAGCGCCAGCGATCCGGCAGCCGCTTACGAATGCGACGGCGTCACTTGCACCTGTGCCGCCGCGCTGCTGGGAGGCGACCCCGTTTGCTGCCACCGGGCGGCAGTCCGAGAGAAGATGGCCGGGGGGAGCGATTCCCCCGAGCCGGCCGTCTGCCAGAAGTGCTACGGCTCCGGCTACTACGCCGATGCGCTCACCAATTGGGACGGCATCCGCTGCGATCAGTGCTCTGGCACTGGTCGCGTGGCAGTTCCTGCCATGTCACTCGCCGCCTGATGGAAGCCCGGATCAACGGCGTCTTTCTGGGGTTCTGCAACCGAGAGCGGAACGCCAGCAGGCTCCGGATCGTCGTCGCTGATGGTCACACGACTGCACAGGTGCACGCACTCGGATGCGACGATAGCAGCCACAGCATCCAATCCACCTCTAAGGAGGTTGCTCAATTCATCGCAGAACTGACCGGCGCGGCCGCACGCGCGCAACACGAGGCAGAAGACCAGCAATGAACGTCATCATCGAACGATCCCCGCTTCACACAACGTCGGACGGTCGGATCGGCCAGTACGTCACACTCCTGGCGGCTGACACCGGCCGTTCAGTTGGCCGGTTTCACGCCTTCCTGAACGGAGACGGCGGCGAGCATTACGAGTCCTTCTATGGCAGTCCGTATCCGAAAGGCACCTCGTTCGCTGATGCCGCCGTGATCGCGTACAGGGCGCACACGCGATGGAAGCAAATCCCGTACGCCGTCCGCGTCCGGTTCCTACGGGCGATGGCAACCGACGAACCACGCAAACGCTATCGTCGGGTCGTGACGCCGCGATGCCGGCACATCTTGAAGCGAGGGGCGCGGTGAGCGCCGGCATCGCCATGACCGCGGCGTCGCTGGCCTTCTCTGGCTACCTGCGGGGTACGCTGAATGGCGAGTGCGTCGGTGGCTTGCTCTCCCTTACCGTCGAGGGGTCCGAGGCGTCGGTCACGATCACGCCGTTCCGTGGCAACGGTGAGCCGGCCCCAGCGATCCACACGTTCGATCCCTCGGTTGCGCGCTTCCTGCGGTATGTGTGCGCCGACATCGAGCCGCCAATCGTCGAGCCGGCGGTAGCGCCACCCCGGAAGGTCGAGCCGGTGACCTGTCCGGACTGCCTGGGATGGGAATCGTACGACTGCGAGACTTGCAAGGGATCGGGTTTCGTTCCAGATTACGAATAGACGACAGAGGGCCGGCCCCTTGTCTCCGGCCCTCTGTCCTTACCCCCGCGAGAATCCCGAGGGATAAGTACCATGACGAACTGCCTTGAATGCGGAACGACGATCAAGAACCCAAAGCTGAACCAGCGCTATTGCTGCCGGCGATGCGCTGATATGAACCGACAGGCGGGGCGTCGTAAGCCGGCGGCACATTGGTTGGCAATCTGCCCGGAGTGCGGCGTTGAGTTTGCACGGAAAGGCAACCTAGCTCAGAGATATTGCAGCCCGGAGTGCGGCTCTCGCGCAGCAGGGCGTACCAGGAGCAAGCCGGACGAATACTTCGAGCGTGCATGTCCCCAATGCGGCAAAGTCTTTGTCAACCGCAAGAAAGGACGACAGGAATCGGTGCATTGTAGTCGTGAGTGTGCAGCGATCACTACTGCGCAGAAACGAACCAAGCACCACGAGCGGCGAGCTTGTCCTCGCTGCGGAAACCAACTAACCGAACGCCAGTTGAAGAAGGGAAATATCTATTGCAGCCAAGAGTGCGGTGGAGCGACAGTCGGTGGACTCAACAGGCTGCATAACCCGACAGAAGGGCGCCACTGCCTCGCGTGCGGGGAGGTCCTGACTCGACGGAAACACGAAATCATCGAGCACTTCAACAAGCGCAAGACATGTGGCGACAAATGCAAGGGCCGTCTCCAGAGCGCTAGATACAAACGCGCTCGTCAGGCTCGATTCGCGCCGAAGCGATGTGTTGTTTGCGGGAAGCGGTTTACGATGCGGTCGGACCAGAAGCCAGCGCAGTTTCGCCCTCAGTCAACGTGCAGCAATGCGTGTCGCGGCAGGGCGTCGGCTGACGCTCGACGCATAACCCTCCCCCCGAAACCTTGCGTGGTATGCGGAACGCTGATCTACCAGCACGATAACAAGAGCATTGCGGATTTTCGCAAGCGCAAAACCTGCTCGGAGAAATGCAACATAGAACTCAGGAGCGAGACAAGGCGCGCAAACTCTTGGGAACCGAAGCCATGCCGCATCTGCGGCGCGATGTTTGGGCGAGGGCCAACCGAGGGTGCGGGGGCTTTTAGCCGACGCATCACCTGCTCTACCGAGTGCAGAAACCGCCACCGAGCGGCATCGAGACGGGGCGATGTTCCGCGCAATTCACCTTACCCTATCGAGTTCAAGTTTATCCGCGAGCGTATCCTTGATCGCGACAATCATATTTGCGTGCTCTGCGGAGATGGGCATGGAGCACGACAGCTCTCCGTTCACCACATCGACTACAACAAGGCGCACTGCGAGGACGACAATCTGGTCACCCTCTGCGCAACATGCCATATGAAGACCAACCACAATCGAGCTTATTGGGCCGGCTACTTCCGGGCGTTCATGGCGGCGAGGGAAGATCTAGTCGCCGCCTAGGATTGAGTGGTGTGTTGGCGTAATCACATTGACGTGCCGGCAATTCCGACACTCCCACTCGACCCGACCGGCAATGATATCCGCCCGGCGAAGGTGACCTCTGCCACACACAAGGCAGCAAACGTACTTCGCAGCCGGGTCTGCGCAGTGGGAGCACGCGCAGGGCTTGGGCTTCGCTGGCGCACTGGTTAGCATTACTGACCCCGTAGCCGCTTCAATGCAGCGGCTTGCTGCGCCGTGCGCTCTTTGCGCTTGCGTTCTTCTTCGTGGGCGTCTTCTCGCCCTCGCACGCGCGCGCCCTGGTACGCGAACGCCGTATCGAGCAGGGCGCGCGATGTGCTTAGGTACTCATTTGGTGAGAGGTCCAAATTCATGCGCAAGAAATCGACACTCTCTGCCGGCAATGGCGGCACGGCAATCTTTGAGTTCCCCGTCAGCCGCCGCTCTTCGGAGGATCGGTAGTGCTGGTAGATGGCGTCAATGCTTTTTTTTCGGCTTCGGCCTTCATAAAAAACGGCACCTTCAGCCAATTCACGAGGTCGGAGCCGACGCTGTTTGGCAGCAACTCGAACACTTCCCAGCCCACAACAGCCGGCGGCGGCACAGCCACGGTTTCGCCGGTCTCGACATTCTCCGCGCACAGATTCCACTCAACGACATACTGGGCGACATGCTCGAAACTCTCCCGGAGAGGCACGTTCACGCCCCAGGGAATCGCATTGGTCTGCCGGATACTGAGATCGCGGACCCGCACGCGCAGAGGTTCATCGTCCTCGCGTGGAATGTCTCTGATTACGTAGTGTGCCGATTCCCGAAAAAGCGCTAGGTCAAATTCGGGAACCGCATCGAAGGCCGCTGGCGTCTCGACAGGCTTTTTGCGTGCTGGCATCGTGTCTCCTTTTACGGCAGGGTGGCGATATCGGTCACGACGTTGACGGCCCACGTCGGGCTTTCCTGCAACGCGACGAACGCGAGGGACACGGTCATGTTGTTGTTGTCCGCGTCCTCGGTCCATGTGTCGAAGACGGCCCGCTCGATGTCGATGCGCGCGCGGTGGTTGGTCAGCGGCGAGGCGTTGATGGCCGGTCCGGTTTTCTCGATCCGGATGCTCAGCTCGCTATCGCCGATCCACTTCTTGTATTCGTCCCAGCGGTCGTACTCGAAGCGCAGCGTGCCGGTGACTTCACGAGCACCTCGGCCCTTGCGCGCGATGATCCCGGACGCCCGCCGCTTGTTGGACAGGTTCAGCGTCTGCGAGACGTTGAACGACAGCATGCGATCCGAGATTTCGGTCGTGCCGAGCGTGGATGCGCTGGCGTTGTAGACGTCCAGGTAGATTTTGGTCCCCTCCATCGTGATGACGTCGTAGTTCGGCAGCGCGAGACTGGGGAACAGCCCGGAGATATAGAACACGTCTCCGGCCACGACCGCCGAACTGGCGGCGGTCTCCAGTGTCAGGGTGTCGGCGGTGTTGGACGCCACCTGCCGCACCTCACCGTTGCCGGAGCCGTAGTCGAGAAACACATACGCGCCCTGGTGCTCATTGACCGTCCACCCCGCGCCGGTCATCACGACCGTGCCCGTGGTACCGCCGGTCGCGACGCCTTCGAAGCCTTCGTACCGTTTGGCGTCCTGCAAGAACGGCGTGCCGCCGAGCTGCCACTGGTCATCGGCCGATGTCGCGTCGCCGGAGATGTTGAACTCGCCCAGCCGGACCCCGGTCGCTTCCCATGGCAGACCGTCCACCCCGAACAGCGCCGAGAAGGTGCTGATGTCATCGGCGTTGAAGGTCGGCGCAAAGGTGTAAGTCGTCGCCACATTCGGGTTGGCGTCGCTGGTCCCGGTCACGCCGCCCTTGATGGCGTACTGACTCAGGATCGCCAGTTCCTGATAGGTGGCGCCCCCGCCAATCGTGCCGGACGGATCGGCAAAGTCGCGCCGTATGGTGGCCGTGCGGTCGTAGCCGCCGGTGGCATCCTGCGACCGTTTGAGCGCCCCGATTCCCGGTGTGGCCGAGAACGCGGTCATCATGCGTTTGGTCGGGGTCACATAGGTGCCCGGCGTCGTCTCCGTCGCCAGCATGAACCCCTTGTTCGCGACCTCGTTTGGCACGTATCGAATAGGCATTACTCACCTCCCTCGGCCGGTTTGGGTTCGGTTGGTTTGGGTTCGGTTGGTTTGCTGGCGGTCTTGTTCGGTTCGTACCCGCCGCCGGTGGTGACCGCGCGCTTCTGCAGCGGTCCGAGCCGGTCGAATTCGTCCTGGGTCAGATCGCGCGCCGGCACCCCTGCCCAATGCGCGCCGTTCCCGATGTACCGGTATCCATGTCTACTCATGGCAATTGCGCCTCTCGTTGGTATTGACTGTCCATCGTGATAATGGCCGCGTGGCAGAAGGGGCTCTCGCCCCATCGGGTCGCCATCCGCCGCACCGTCGCCTGATGCCAGACGCGATCGACCGAGCCGGGCAGCGCCGCCGGCAATGCGCTGTTGACGTTGCCCCCGTAGACGTTGGCGTCGAACAGGTCCAGCAGCGGTTCGATCAGTCCGTCCAGCCGCGCCGCGTCCCCCGGCCGGGCCTCGTCGCTGACGACCAGCGCCACCAGATCGACCGACAGACTCACGACCTGCAACCCGGCCCGCGCCTTGGCGATCGTGGTCGGTGTGAACAGCGACGGCCGCACCATCAGCCAGGGCGATTGCGGGACGTGGTTCAGCGCCGGATAGCTGACCCCGGCCAGCCCGATCGCCGCCTGCTTGGCCGTGATCGTCTGGGTAATGGCGGACAGCACGTCGGTCTGTCGCATCACAGCGTCTCCAGTGTGCGTTCGACCGCCTTGCCATAGGCCGGTTCGACCAGCGGCTCCAATTGATCGGCCGAGCGCTGCATGTACTTCGTGCCGGTCTGCGTGACCCGTTTGGCAGAGACGAGATGCCCCTGCCACTCGAACACCAGGAAGCGCGCGTTGCGCGGAACGATCGTGCCGCCCTCCTCACGCATCCAGGCGTATTCGAGATCCGTGCCGTAGCTGCCGCCGCTCGGGCTGGCCGCGTCGATGATCCGGATACTGCCGCGCAAGGTGCCGATGTCGATCGGCGCGTTGTCCTGCGCGTAGCCCATGCCGGTCGCAAGCAGCCCACTGGCGGCCGTGGTCATCTCCGACTGCAATACGCCGGGAGCGGCCGTCATCGCGGTCGCAAAGCCGGTGATCTCGGACGCATCGATCGTGAGCTCGATCATGGCGCGCTCCCCGGCAGCGGCGTCGAAAACAACTCGGACAGGTAGACATCCATCAGCGGCTCGTCTCCGCGCCGTTTGGCGATGTCCACCCGGAAGCGCCGATTGCCGATCACGAGCAGATGCCCGCTGTCGATCAGCGAATCGCTCAGGCAGCGGAAGCGATAGGGCGATTCGATGCTGATGACCATCTCGCCCCCCTGCGGACCGCCCGGCCCATTGACGTAGAGGCGCCCGGTGCCGGCTTCGATCCGCTCCTGCGCTTCGACCGTTGTGCTATCGGCCCAGCCGGCCGGCCGATCGACCCGCCAACATTCGTAGGCGTCCGTGTGCCACTCGGCATGGATGTCCTGCTGCAACTGCCGGATGCTGGCCGTGAACGCCTGCGCGGAACGGGGATCGAGCACTACCATTCGGAGCCTCCGTCGGTCGGGCCGGTCAGGAAGTGCGACGACACGGTCACGGTCGGACCCCAGAAGCCGTCAGCGGCTGTCGCGTCGATCTGATTGGCCGTCGCGTCCAACGCCTTCGCCTGGTCCCGGAGTGATTGCGTGCGGCTCGACCAACTGATGCTGCCGTCCGATGGCGCGCTGATCGATGCCGGCAGCGCCTCGATCGCAATCGCGAGTTGCCGCATGGCTTCCGCCGCCGCCCGGTAAAAGGCGGCGGTCGTGATATCCGTGCCCGCCGTCGCGCCCACGCCGAACCGCCCGAGGATGGCCGCGTATTCGGCGTCGGCCATCAGCTCGGTTGCTGGATCGTTCGACGTGTCGCGGCCCATGCCGCGAATCACGTCGATGGGCGTGGGCTGCGTCGGATCATACATATGACGGCCCTCCCAAAACAGCAGCAAATACAGGTGTGTTTTGGTAAAATTGAGGCACGCGAAAACCCCTGCGCGGCTGGAACCGCCAGGGGCACGGCACCCCAATCAGCCTATGTAGGAGGCGATCAGAATGCAGCCCAACGATAACCGCGTCACCGTTTTCTGCCAACACTGCGGAGCGCCATTCCTTGCAAAGCCATCGCAGATAGCGCAGGGCCGCGGGAAGTTCTGCAGCAGGAGTTGTCTGGGGGCGAGCCAGAGTCAGACGCGCCGTCGCCCTCTTGCTGATCGACTCTGGGAAAGAGTTGACAAGACCGAGAGCTGCTGGGTCTGGACTGGTGCAGGTGTCCCGAAAGGGTATGGACACCTCAGTATCGGTGGGCACCAAGGCGACATGGTTTATGCCCATCGTGCCTCGTGGGAGATCCACTTCGGGCCCATTCCAGAAGGGCTCTTCGTTTGCCATCACTGCGACAATCCCAGATGCGTTCGACCAGACCACCTCTTCTTGGGAACGCCCGCGGACAACATCGACGACATGGTTCGCAAGGGACGTCAGCGCGGCACGAGTCTGTCCGGCGAGCGTCACAACCGAGCGCGTTTGACTGAAAACGACGTTCGCCAAATCCGCCGGGCGTACGCATCGGGGCAGGAAGGTGTCTCCGAGCTTGCACGCAAGTTCGGCGTTGGCATCTCCACCATTCGGCATGTCGTCAAACGCGAGACTTGGCAGCACGTCGACTAGTCCTCGCCTTCTTTCGAGCCGCGAATGGGTTTACCATTCGCGTTCACAAGCTGATTGCCGACCAGGTAGCGACCGCCGGGGATGGTCTCGTCCGGGCGGTTCTCCTGCTCGGCGGCCGCCGGCTCAGCGACGGCCTCCTCGGCGGCCGCCGGCTCAGCGACGGCCTCCTCGGCGGCCACCGGCTCAGCGACGGCCTCCTCGGCGGCCACAATCGGCTCTGTCGGCTCTGTGTTCTTGGCAGTTGCCATTGGTTCATGTCTCCGCGTGTCGGAGCGGGGCGGTCAATGCCGCCCCGCGTACGGCTAGTAGGTGATCGTCGGGGCGCTGTACGTCGCGTTGTCCGATTTTCCAGCCGCGGCCTTCTGACGCCCGTAGACGCCGACGCCCAGCTCGCGGCCCAGGAATTGCGCCTGCAAGGGGTAGTGCTCATGCTCGGCGATCAGCCGGAAGCCGCCTGCGGCCGAGAAGTCCCCGGTCCGCGTGCGGATCATCAGCGGCTTGACCGAGGCATTGCGGATGAGTACGACCTGGTAGTTGGCCGGGACCCACGGCTTGACCCAAACCTCCGCGCCACCGAAGACGCCAATCGCCCGGTCGTCGGGATTGCTGACATCGAGCGACGCGTTGCCGACCTGCGTGGCCGCCACAACCGTGATACGGGCATCGAGGTACGGCGAGAAGCCCGTCAGCGCACGCACCGCCGTCTCGTTGGACTTGGCGATATAGAGCACGACCTGCCCATCGACACCGTGTTCGACGACGGTATCGATGAGTGCCTGCAAGTGGGCGGCCGTCAAGGTGGCGCTGCCGAGGTAGTGCGTGTGGGTCGAGCCATCGAAGGCACCACCACTCGGGCTGGGCGGGATCGCCTGGCCGTCGGCGTTCAGCAAGGCCTTCAGGTCGAACGTCCGCTTGGTGCCAATGCGATCGACATAGCCGGCCGTGTTCGTCGGTTTGAAGAACGTGTTCGCAAGAATGCGCCGGATGTTTCGAATATCAGCCGTCGCCATCGCGTCGAGCTGCCCCGCCAGCATGGCCGGCGTGGCGCGTTCCAGGTAGGTGCGCGTCCACTGCAACGTGCCACCGTAGATGCGCAAGGGGAATCCAACCTCGCCGGTCGTGGTGGCCTTGCTGGCATCGGCCGCGCCCCACTCATCCAGCTCCTGGATGATGGCCTCGTCTGATCCGGGGAACGCGAGCTGCGCCTGGTCGGTCGTGTCGGCAAGGTCGCCGAGGAGATCGGCGGTCAGCGCGGTATAGGCGGCCAATGCCGCCGCGAAGCTGCGGGCGATCTCGTCTTGTCGCCCGACAACAGGATCGTTGTCGACCGCCCAGTCCTCGAGGGCGGAGAGGGTTCCAAACTTACCCATGACGCATGCCCTCCCTTAGGCCTGACCGGTGAACTGGATTTTGGTCGTGTCGATCGCCCGGGCCACGACGACGGTGCCGCCGGTCGTGGCAGCGGTGTCGAGCCGGCCCGCGGTGGCGCCCACGTAGTAGGGGGTGCCCGGTGTGAGACCGGAGCCATAGTGCATCGCAACATTGCGGTAGAGCGTCACGGCCTCGCCGGCCGCCGCGTCCCCGGCGGCGATGCCGAAACCGACCGCCGGAGCGGTGGCCGCGGTGCCGTTGGAGCGCATCGCCGTGCCATCCGACGCGATGTAGCAGACGTCTCCGGCGGCGATCGCTTCGCCGGCCTTGAGCCCGCGAATCAGATCGCCCCCGGCCGGGAGGGGAGACGCCAGACTGGGCGTCCCGGATTTGCTGATAAGTGCCATGAAAGGCAGTCCTTTCGTTAGATCGAGATGCGACCGCGCATCTGCTCGGTCGCCTGTTTGACCGCATCGCCGCCGCCGAGCGGCTTCGGGTTCGGCCGGTTGCCCGGCTTCGGATCGCTTCCGATCTTGGCCGCCTGCGTTTGTGCCTTGGTCAACCACGCCGATTTCTCGGCGAAGCTGGCGTCCTCGGCCGGCGCAAACGCGGTAATCACCTCGGGCAGCTCCTGGAGCGCCGCCGCGTACTGGGCCGAGAAATAGGCCGTAATCGCCGCGTTCTCGTCTTTCAGCGCGTCACGCTCGGTCGCTGCCGCATCGCGCTCCGAGATCAGCGATGTTTTCACTGTCTCGAATTCGCCCTTGGCCTCTGCCGCCGCTCGCGCTGCGTCCTGCTGCCGCTTGGTCTCCGCGGCATCCGCTTCGTCCTTCAGCCGCTGGGTCACCTTCGTCTCGGTATCCCGGCGCTCGGCGGCCAGCAAGTCATTGATGTGCTTCTGCTGCGCATCGTCGAACTGCGGCTTCTCAGGCTTCGCCGGCGGAACTGGCGGGTTCTTGCCATCGTCCTCGCTGAAAAACGACACGAACGGAACTGCGAACGACGAGCGATGCTGAAACACGGCGACTTCCTCCCCGAACGTCACCCGGTTCGGTGCGGGTTCCCGGCGATGCGGCCGGTACGCTCTTCCCCGTCATTGGCGGCTGACGGTGGCCGGTGCTCGGGACGCAAAAAAGCGGCCCACTGGGTGGGACCGCTCGGGTCGCTTGCCAATGGGCCGCTTGGGCCGCGAGATATCTGGTTATGCGGTTATGTTAGCACATCGAATTAGTCAACTTGCTCGATGGTGATCATGAAAATTCGCTGCCCTTCTGTCACTAGTTCGATACGACAACTAGAACCACCGACAGGCTCATCTGCATCCAAGACATAGAAGGGACGCTGAATTATTTTAGCAGACTTATCGTCCTCGTCTTTTGTCTTGCGGAGGGCATCGATAATGAAGTCTCTTATCGCGTTCTCACGAGTTTCTCGGTCTGCCCGGAGCCCACCCATCGGCGAAAGTTGGTCCATGATCCTCCCCCTTCTGTTCCATCATCTGATGACGTACCGCGTTGGATCTAGAGTCTACGCGCATTCTCGCAGAAGCCACCGCCGGCAGTGTCGGCAATGCACTTCGATTGCACTCCCTGGTACTAGTCGCACTCGCGCAATGAGTCGACCACAGGACGGGCACCGCAATTCGTCCAGTTGCACCACTGACGGTCTCGGCTTCGGCTTCACATTCTGTGGCGCCGCCATCATGCCGCTCTGCCTGCCACGAGCTGCCCCACCGGCCGCACCGCGATGCTATCGCCCCAGATGGCGCTGTGCCGAGTCGTAACCATCTCGCTGAGCGGCGTCCCGGCATGGTAAGCGTCATAGCGCAACTCGCTCACCAGGATGGACCGCTGCACCGTCTCCGGTTGTTCGTCGAACCACTCCGGTCCGGTCTTGCCCTTCCAGCCGCCCCCGGGCACGATGTCCTGCGAAACCTCGGGCCGAATCACGCAGCGGCAATTCGGGTGATGACCATCCGGGTACTCCTTGAACAGTCGTCCGTGACGCTCCAGGCACGCCGGGCACGTGCGGCTATCCAATGAGGCAATCCAGCGATACCCTATAATGATGCCCTGCTCCTGCAAGGGCGCGAGCGTATCGGCATTTGCGCCGCGGAATGCCCGCATGGTCTCGGTGCGAGCGAGCGTCATCAGCCGCGCCTCGCTGCCCGTGCCGCCGATGTCCGCCATGATTTCCCGCACGATCGACCGCGGCGCTTTGCCGCCGCCGATGCCCTCGGTCATGCGTTGCAGGATGGATTCGGACGCGCGCGATCCGTACCCGTCGATCACCGCCCGGACCGGCGATCCCGGTTGCGTGACCGTGACCCAGCGCTCGAACGCCTCGCGGTAGACCTGCCCGGTCAGCGGCTGACCGGCGGCTTTGGCAATGTCGCCGGACAGCCCGACGCCGACATGCACGCCACCCGTTTGCAGCGCCGACAGCCCGTTGAGCGCCTGTCCCTGCCACAACAGCAGCTCGCGCTGGATGCTGCGCTCCATATCCCGCCACCAGCGCTGCCGCGTCAGCCACGTTGCCGGGACGGGTTGCCCCTGAGCCGCCAACTCGGCAATCTGCGCGTCGATGGTGCGCAGATTGCGCTCGATGCGGCGCAACGCGAGGCCGTAGCTGTTGATCAATCGCGCCACGATCTCGGTCTCCCGCGCCGAGAGGTCGCGTTGCGCCTGGAGCAACAGGTCATCGATCAGCGCCATGCTCGGTCGGTCCCCCATCCGTGCCCCGTAACCTCGGCAACCGGCAGTGCCCGCCCATACCGCCAGCGCCCGTATCCGCCTCGTCCGTCGCCGCGATTGGGGAGGGTGGGCATGACTAGCTCACTCCGAGGATGGGCATGGCGGCGACGATGCTGCGTGCCAACCGATTCGCCAGGTAGAGCCGTCCAGCGGCACTCGGATGGGTCCCGTCCGCGTTGATGTACAGGTCGGCGTTGCCTGAACCGGTCGTGCTGCCGATCTTGCCAGTGCCGGTGATCCAGCCGAGCGTGCTCACGCCCGCGGCGGTCGCCCCAATGTTGTCGATGAACAGGTGCGCCCGGCCGTTGGCTGCCGTCTGAATGGCGTTGCGCGTATTGATGATGCCCGTTGTCGGCGACCCGCTCGGCCACCACGGACCAACCACGATCAGGATGGCATCGGGAAGCGTGGATCGGATACTATCGAACACCCCTTCGGCGGCCGTTTGGATTTGCGACTCTGTGTACGTCGTCTGGTCGTTGAGGCCCATTGCAATGATGGCGATGTCGGGGTTGTGCGGGAACAGGTCGGTATCGAGTCGATCCGGCAACGCCTCATAGATGCCGTTGACCTTGAGGTATCCGGTCCCGCCAACGTTGTCCTCCCAGACATCCGGCCAGTTGAGGAAGTGCCCGAGATTCAGGCCAATGCCGTCGACGCCGCCCAGATACGAGTCGCCCAGCATGATGACGCGCGGCTCGGTACGGGTCGCGGGTCGCCAAACCGTGGAGGTTGGCGGAACCTTGATGCCCCGCAAGGCCAGCGACGCGGTTTCGAGGCGGATATGCCGAATTGCCGCTATCCCGAAATCCACAAGGATATGCCGGTTCGCCCCGCTGGTTGTAAGCGCCGTGGCGGTATAGGAGACGTACTCGCCATCGACCATGATCCGGATCGTGGCAGTATCGTCCCGGCAGTAAATCTCGAACTCGCTGCCATCGAACATGAATTCGAGCGCGGCCGTTGCCTGCGTCTGAGCGAATCCGGTCGGCAGGTAGATGCCACCCGTCACCGAGTACCCGGCATGTCGGAGTTGCAAAAAGTTGTTGGAATCCGGCAACAACGTCACAGCGCTGCTAATACTCGATGCCGCCCCGCCGGTACCCACGGTCACGGTTGGGGGGCTCGCCATCACCTTCGGGAATACCCCAAGCGAGCGCCGCGAGAATGGTTGATCCAGCCCCCGCCCCTGACTCGTCTGCACCGCCTCCGCCGCCGTCAGCCGCCCGTCCCGCACTCCCAGCGCCGTATCCACCTGCGCGGTGGTGTACGCCCCGGTCTGCGCAGCGGTGACCGCGTGGGGATTGGCGGTGTCGCTGGTGTGGGTGGAGAGGGTCGCAGCGTCCGCCTTGAGCGCGAGCGCTGAATCGACCTGGGCGCTGTCATACGCCCCGGTCTGCGCCGCCGTCACGTTGTGCGGGTTGCTCGTGTCCGCCAGGTGCGTGATGATGAGCGATGGCGCGTCCGGCACGGGGTAGGCCGCTGCCCGAATGGTCTCCAACGAAATCGACGTGTCCCCGTCCGGCACGACGATGGTGTATTGCGTGCCGCGCGGATACCGCACCGATGCGCCGGAGCGCAGGAGCGCCGTCTGCTCGGTGACCTGATAGGACACGCCGACTTCGAGGTCGATCGCAAACGCGCCCGTCGCATCCGTGGTCGCGGTCACGCTCGCGCTCGGCAATGTGGCATGGCTGGTGACGGCGCTCGGCAGCAGGGTGAATTCCAGCTCGAACCCCAACCATGGCTCGCCGTTGGGTCGGTGGATGGTGCCGGTGACGGTGCGGATGTGGCTCATGCAGCGCTCCTGCTCATAGCAATGACCCCGTGGCCATGCCGGTGGCAAAGCGGTCGCGCCGCTCGGCCAGGATCGCGTCGGCGTCGGTCTCGTCGATGCCCGCCGCGCGCAGTCCCCACTCGGTCTGCAAACTCTCCTTGGCAACGAGCAGGTCGATGCGCTCCTGCTCGGTCGGATAGACAATCGGCCGGGCCGCAATCGAGAACGCCAGCTCGCCCCGGCCGAACGAGCTGAGGTCGAACGGCACGAACGTCTTTTGACGTGTCGTCAGTCCGCCCTGTCGCCAGTCGGCGTGCGCACGCATCCCGGCCATACTGATCGCCATCTGCAACAGCTTGACCGTCTGCGAGTCATAGCCGGAGCGTGCGAGGTCCACCCGGTTCTTGACATCGCCCATCAGCCGCTCGGCTCCGGGCGCGGTCACCTGCTGCATCTCGCGCATCTGCTGATAGAACCGCGCTTCGGGGTTTTCGTCGATGATCCCTTGCCGCAGATCGGCCAGCATCTCGCGGGTCTGCCCGATGTCGAACTGCGCCTGCAGGATCCGCGCTTCGGCCGGCATCCCGACGATCTCGAACGTGTCCGGCGCGCTGGTGACATCGTGCGTGCTGTCAGCGCGCTTGGTGGGCTTGCCCGCGACCATGATCGGCGTGAAAAAGGCCTTGCGCTGGAAATCGAAGGCATGCGAAAAGATGCTGTTGAGCTGGAGGAGCGCTTGCCGGGTGCCGTGCAGCGCCGAGCGGCCGCGCACCTCGCCGGGCGCGCCGATCCGGTGCCGGTCCCAGATCGCCGGCACGAACCCGTAGGGATTTGGGACCACCGCGCCATCGCCGTAGTCGAACGGGCGGTCGTTCTTGAAGTAGCGGAACGCGTCGTGATCGACCTCCTTGCGGAAACGATAGGTCTCCGATGCGCCGTTCGGCCGCTGCTCCGTGACGTGGTAGGCGAGCGTGTACGACCGCACGTTGCCGACGTAGTCGAGCTCGATTTCGGTGACATAGCCCGGCCAGACCGATTGCGGGTAGATCATGCCGCGGTCGAGATCGTCCACCAGCTCGGTCAGGCAATCGCCCAGCGCTGCGCCGTACATCGGCCGCAGCGACATCTGCTGCTGCCAGTTCCACGCCGCGTAGAGCGCGCTGATGGCGGCCAGCAGTCGATCGGTCTGCTTGCCTTCGGCCGTCTCCGGCACGATCGGGATGGCGCTCGCGGTCTCCGACTGCACCGGATCGTTCGACAGCGCGCCCTGATAGATGACCCCGGCATAGAAATCCACCACGGCTTCGGCGTGCTTCCACAGGAGCTTCGTGTGCTGGTAGATCGCCGGGTCGTCGCGCAATGGGGATGAGCGGAGCGCGCTTTCGAAGAGCTCGCCGGTATAGAGTTGCCACGCTTCGAGATAGCGCTTTTGCAGCGCCGAGAGATCGAGGGCTTTCGGGCCGGTATCGCGCCAGCCGGCCACGGCCCCGTTGTAGGCTGACATCAATCGTGTCCCCCATCCGGCCATCAGTGCGGCCCTCGTCGTAACTGCCGGTCCATGTAGGTGTCGAGTTCGCTGTAGTCGCCGCCATCGATCTGGGCAAAGGCCAGCATGACTGCCTCGGCCCGGTCGGGCGATTTGACGCCACGCTTCCTGGCCTCGTCCTTGCTTTCGATCACGATCTGACCGCGCGCGTTGTGCTTGTAGCGGATGCCGGCGAGTTGCCCGATGGCCGTCTCATCGACGACGCCAAGCGCCTCACCGCGCTCGTAGCGCATCCGCAGGCCCCAGTAGAGCTCGGCTTTGAGATTGGCGAAGAGCTCGGTATCTTTCGCCGCTTCCTGGACGTTGATATCGACGACGTTGTAACCGGCGTCTTCGAGATAGCGGGCGAGGTAATAGCCGATGCCGATGCTGTCGACATTGACCTTCTCGATGTTCCAGCCGCGCAGCTCGGCCAGCAGCTCGCCACGCGGATCCGGATCGTGCCACGCCACCGTCTTGACGACCTGACCGCGTTGCCGCAAATAGAGCACCGTCTCGTCTTCACCCGGGCCGGCGACGTCGATGCCGCCAATGGTTGGCAGACCCTGATCGATCGCCTCGGGCACCTGCTTGCCGGCTTCCAGCCAGAGCAGCGAGAGCAGCGCGTCTTCCGCTTGATCGGGGAAACCGCCCAGCACCTTCGAGATCCAGAGCGGCGAGCGCTCGCCCCACGTGTGCAGCTTCTCGTGCACCCATTGGCGGGTGACCAGATAGGGCCGTGGCGCTTCGAAGAGCCGGGGATCGTCGGCGCCCAGCGGTATCGTCTTCAAGTCGTCGAGCGTGATGCCGGCGAGATTCGGGGTATCAAACGCGTTGATGGTGAAGGTGGTCCAGAGATTGCGCTCGTTGGTGAACGCCTCGTAGAACCGGCCGGATGGGATGATCGGGTTGCCGAGCATGAGCGTGCGAACATCGCCGCCGGCCCGGATACCGTCGATCGCTTCGAAGATGTCTTCCCGGACGCCGGGCGCTTCATCGAGCACGATCAGCACCTTTCCGTGGAAGCCCTGGAAGCGCACGCCCTCGTTGGTCGACAGGCCCATCGCATAAATGTCGGGCGAAATGGAGAGCTCGGTCTGGTTGATCTTGCCGCCCAGCGGAACCCGGGCGTTGTTGTAGGACTTGTGCACTTCGGCCCAGAGCAGCTTGCGCACCTGCGACCATGTGGGCGCGGTCGTGATCGCGATACCCTGCTGGGCAAATACCCACCACAGCACGATCTCCGCCGCGGTAAAGGTCTTGGCGCTGGCGTGGCAGGCCTTGACCGCCGTCAGCGATCGCGGCCGGTTGACCGACGCCATGATCTGGCGTGGAACCGCCCACGGGTCGTGGCCAAGCACCTGCTCGGTAAACCATGACGGATCAGCCCGGGACCGCTGCAGAATCGACCGCGCCTGGTTCGGCGTCGGCCTCATCCGCGAGCGCGGCAAGGTCAGCAAAGGTGAGCTCTCCCGTAACGTGCAGCTTGTCGGTAAAGAGTTGGTGATGTTTGCCGAGCAGTTCGAGCGCGTCCACTTTCGAACGGAGATCCATCCGGGCATCGACAATGTCGCCGGTCACCGGATGGGTTTTGATTTGCAGGAAGTCGCGCCATTCAGCGGAGGCCACGTCGGCCAATTCCGCGAGCACCGCTTCGGCGGTCATGGCACGGGAATCGAGTTCTTGCTTGATACGCGTGGAAACTAAAGGATTCTGGAGAAGTTGATATCCAAGTGAGGATGCCGATTTTTCGGAGTATCCGGCCTTGATTGCCGCCTTGGTCGCGTTGAACCGGCACTCGCCAATGTAGGCCAGCACAAAGTCTGTCTGTTTGTTGGTCAGGTTCTTTCGAGCCATTTGGTCTCTAAACGCAGAACAGCCGCCCGACCGCCGCTCCCTCGGAAGCGACAACCAGACGGCACACAAATGCCTATTACGTTGAGTTCCAGTCTAGCAGACTAAATCCGGTGGTTCACGTCGGTTGTGCCCTCCGGTGGCCGAATCCATTCCCCGCAATTGCAGACAATGTAGAGCCGCAAGAGCCGATGTGGTGTTTCGACCCCACGCCGTAACCAAATCCGCTGCCGGGGCCGCCCACGTCGATCATCAGCAAGCCGCTCGATGTCGCCGAGGACGGTCCCGCATTTTGGGCAGCGGAAGGGACGGCGCGGCATGGGTTAGGCGGGGTCCTGCGAGTCGGTATCCCTCGTAGACCAATGCGCTGCAATGTCGGGAACGAGTTGAACTCCGTGCTTCGCTAGGAATTCGATAAGCTCGCTGAATGACTCCGTGCCGAGACCGCGAATCTTTTCGAGCGACGCAGGCGGATACGCAACCAATTGCGACAGCGTGAAAATCCCTGCTCGATTAAGCGCGTTCAGTAGACGAGTCCCAAGACCCAAACTCTCAAGATCATCGTCATCGCTTACCGCCACTGAGTCACGCAAGCTGGCGTAAGCGCGATCAGTCACTATCTGGCGCACCCGTTCGACTGAGACGCCAAACTCCTGTGCAATTGCCTGATAGGTTTTGCCATCTAGCCGCGCTTGATACACCCGCCAGTTTCGTTCGTTTCGTTGCTGATCAGACACTGAACCAGGTATCGGTGGCGGATTCCTGAGCAAATCACGTCTCAGTTGTTTCGCCTGCTCTTTCGCCTGATCCCCAGGCACCCAGCCTCGTTTGACGAGCGACCGCAAGACATATCTCTGATCGCTCTCGGTGTTTGTCATGTACTCTGGTCTGCTCAATTTGTTTCCTCCATCGTCGTGCCAGCCGCAGCCTCCCCGGCCGCTCTGCTTCTTCAGCGCGATCACGTCCGGGAATCCATGCGGGGCGTCAGTGCGATGCGCTGATACTCGATCACGAGCTGGAACGCCTCGGCATCGGTGAATCCTGCCGCTTTCAGCGCCTTCTTGTACGCCTCCAGGAGCGCGGCGATATTGGCAACGCCCGCCATCGCTTGATCGAGTGCCGCGATCATCGCCAGCGGGTCTAGCGGTTTCCTGGTTGGCTCGCTCATGCCAGTGCCTCCACGTCAATCACCAGACAGCCGCTCGGATACTGCGCCCGACCAACCGCGTCCAGTCGTTCCTGCTGCACGGTCAGCCGCTCGATTTGCCGGTCGTCGATCCACACCTGCGCATCGGTCAGCGCATCGAGTACGGCCTTTGTGCTCGCCAGCGCGTTATCGGCATCGGGCAACCGACCCCGCCGCCCGGCCCATTGGATCGTCACCGTGACCGCCAGCGGGCCGGTCAGCGGGTGCGGGGGGCGCTGCTCTCGCGCCAGCCATCCGGCCAGTTCGCGGGTGGTGCGACCGTGTTTGTGGCGTTTGGACCAATGGCCCCGCGCATTGGGTGACAATGCCGGATCGAGCGCCATCGCCAGCACCAGCCGATGCACCGTTGCCGTTTCGCTCATCGCTCCCCCTCCCGCGCGATGGCCCATGCGCGACACTCTGCCGCCTTCGCCCGCAGCCATTGCGCATCTCCCCCAGCGGTCTCGATCTCGTCTCCCAGCCCGTCGTATTGCGCTGCTTGGCGCAACCAGAATGCGCGATCCTCCAGCAACAATCGCCTCCGGCCCTGTTGCCATTTCCACGACAGCGCCAGCGCGCACGCAGGCAACCCGAGTGCCACCACCAACACGGCGATCCATGCCACATACGCCGCCATGCTCATCACTCCCCCTCCCGCGCCATCGCTGACAATGCCGCCATCGTCCCTTCCAGATGACCCAACGGCGTGCCGATTGCCCGGTGTACGCGCATCATGCAGATCAGAACGGCAAGCAGCGCGTCGAGATCCGAACTCGTGCTGCCGTCCGTCTCGCACGTCACCCACCAGTCGCCATCCTCAAAGGCCACGCGGACCATCGGCCCGGTCGAAACCGGCACCACTTTCCACACGAAGAGATCGCCGTCGTCATGGCTCCACCATCCCGGCTCACTCAGGATTGCTCGTAGCTCATCGCTCATCATCACTCCCCCTCCCGTGCCATCGCCGCATCCACTGGCTCCAGATCGCCCAACCTGATCGCGCGCCGTGCGTCCCGCCGCCGCTGATCACGCGCCGCGTACTGCAACTGCACCGCCGCGCGGACCACCGCGTCGTCGCTTATCACCCCCGCCCATGTACTCGCTTGGCTGAACTCCTGATCGGCCACCACGTAGGCCCGCAGCCGCTCGAATCGCTCTCGTGGCACGATCACCAGCCCCATCTCCGCAAGACTCGCCATCAGTTGGTCGAAGATCGGCGTCCCCTCGTATCCAACGTCGATCCATGACAATAACTCCCGCAGTTCCCTCGGCTCCCCGGCCCCGCCTGGTCTGTACTCACTCATCGTCGCCTTCCTTCCGCATCGTGAACCCATGCAACGGGCAATGCTCCCCCATCCAGTACTGCATCTCGCCCCCGGACTCCCACGCACCCAGCCCGTGCTGGTTGTCGATCACCGGGCAGGTACAGCCCTGCTCGAACGCCGCATCGCTACCGGGTGGAGTGCCGTTCCACACGTCGCTCATCCGATCTCCACCTCCGCCCACTCCCGCCGCACGCCCAGCGCCATCGCCTGCTGCACCGGCGGCTCGGCATGATGGTGGGCCTGGTTAGAACGGTGGCTCTTCATCGTTGGGATACTGCCTACAGTCCGCAAGCCGTTCGTCCTCAATCCATCGCTCCACTTCGTACAGTTGATGGACCCACTGCTTTGTCGCCGTTCGTTCCTCGGCTCCGTACCTCCCGGCTTCCGCGAGATGGATCGCCACCCAGCCGGTAAGGTTGCCAATGGTTTGCTCGAGCGTCTGCCACCGGTCATCGTGGATCCCCTTGCGCTGCGCCCACAGGTCGTCCATCGGATTAGCCGGGTCGTCGAGCCATGCGGCCTGCCGAGCGACTTGTGCCCGTAGCTGCTCGATACGGTCCTGGTACTCGCGTGCCTTGCTGACCGCGCGGCGCATGGTGCGTAGCGCCTCCTCGGTTCGGGTCGCTTCCCGGATCGCTGCTCGGCCCGTAGCGCGTGCGTATTTCGATCCCGGCGGACGAAGAACGTGTCCCTGAGCGCCATCCGGGCCGATCTGGCCTCTCTGTCCCGGCACATCTACGCCGCCTTCCCGGTCAAAAGCGACGCCTCGGCCCAATTCCTACGCACGGACATCTACGCCGCCTTCCTGCTCGTAATGGGAACCTCGCCCTGTACGCCGCTGTACTCGTCCACCATCTCCAGCCAGGTCAGATAGGTGATGAACTCCTCGCGATACCGCCGTAGAAATTCAGAGGCCTCCGGAGATACGTCTCGTGCGCTTGCGATTCGGACCCCCGGCGTTCCATCTGGTTTCTGACCGACCTCAACGGTGTACGCCGGACTCTCCATCAGTTCATGCAGCGCCCGGCGCAGACGGTGATTGCGCTGCTGCTCGGGCGGCCATGTCTTGACGTTGAACGGGTCGATCACGAGGCCAACCGAATCGACTGCGGCGGTCGCCATCGTATTGGTCTCCGCCACAACCGTGTCCGCCCCGCTACCGATCCCGATGATCTCGTTGACAGTCCGGGTGCCCTTGCGCTCGGTCATGCCGTCCACCCCCCTTCTACGCGCTCATGCCAGAACAGATCATTGCCACAGATAACGCGGAACTCTTTTAGTGTCATATCGCCTTTCTTTTGATTGCAAGCACGGCAACTTGCCACCAAATTACTGGGATCATTTGTGCCGCCCTTTGCGATCGGTAAGACGTGGTCGATCTCGAAGGACATCTCGCCCAATCGGCTCAACTCAGCTCCGCAGTACCAGCACCGGGAATCAGTGCGACGCAATACAAGTTTCTTCACCGCCGCCGGGATACGGGCTCTTCTCGCCGTCATAGCCACCCACCTTCATCCGGCACAGGGGTAGTGACAGGAACGGGGACGCGATTCGATCGAAACCCAATCGACCACGGCTGCTTGATTTCCGCCACCGAATCGGCCCAGAGGTTGCTGATCGTTCTGCATCCGAAGAAATTGCAATCAAAATCGTCTACTCGACTGATCCGAGCGAAAAACAATCGATCGCCATCCAGGACATAGAGGCCGTCATAGATCGCTATGAGGTATCGCAACGCAAGCGGTGTCTTTCGTCTTGGGCGAATCTTCCCAGTACGCACACCTTCAGTACCGAAGAAACGGGGAGCGTCCAGGATCCAAAGCACTTGCCCGTGATAATCCGAGTTGCGTTGTTTCAGCTCATCGATGTCGATCGACGACTGCTGGCACTCCACGGCAATATGCTTGCCATTCACGAGAACGACGACATCTGCCCTTCTTGCGCCATCACACATCACCACTTCGAGTTCCGGATTCAAGCTGCGCATTCCATCGAACATCCGCAGCTTCATTTCGAGATGTCGCATCGTTTCGCCGGCAAAGTCACATGGGCTCTGCGGTCGATGCGCGAAGTGATGAACGACCCGCGCTCCCTTCTTCAGCACCACGGACTCACCGCAGGCCGGACAGACGTACTGCTCGCCTCGGGCCGCAACTTCCGCAACCACACGATGTTTCGAGGCGTTCAGCGCGACGAGCACGATCGTCCCTCCAGCACGTTATGTCTCTCTGTGAACGTCGTGAACGTTGTGAACCTTTTCCCCCCGTATATGGCGTTTCGCAATTCCTGCGAATTTCCGTGCGTACGGTAGAAACGTTCACGACGTTCACAACGTTCACGAAAACTTACATAATGTGCGGTCATGGCGGTCGGGGTGAACGTCGTGAACGTTTCCCGGTAGTTGCTAAAACTTCGCATCACAGCCAGTCCTCGCCGGCGTAGGCTGTTTGCGGTTCCTGGGGAGCGTCGAACGGCATCGCTGCCTGTTCGTTGGCGTCCAGGCGCCACTGCTGAGCGCCCTGTTTGGTGCCGGCCGCTGCAATCCGGACCGTTGTCTCGCCGAGCGTGTAGTACCGGTCTTTGAGATGTTTGAGTTCCTTTCCAAGCCGCGTTTTCTGGCTGCGTTCGTTGCCCGTGCCGACGTCAAGGCCGGTCTCCATCGCAATGGCAAACAGGTCGCCTACCCCGGTCACACGTCCTGCGTGTTGCTGCCACCAAGCGTTCAGGAACTCGCGGATCGACGAGCCCTCGCTGTCGGATGCCTCATAGAACTCATTCAGGTTTTCGAGAAATCCGGGGATACCAACCGTATGCAGTACGCCGCCCATAACCAGCGCCCAATGCTCGAACGAGCCGAGGGTGCGCGGAACGGCGGCCTCCGGTTTACCTGCTGCGATCCACGCCTTCCCAAGCGTCAGGCACGCTGCAATCAGTTCTCCCCGATGTTCCTGTGCCCATAACGCGAGGTGCGCATGTCGGAACTCGGTCCGCTCCCATGGCCGATCGCGTTTGGCGTCCATGCGGATACGAATCGTGCGACGAGATATTTCAGCGGAGAGCGCGGGATTGTTCCCAGTTGCGACCCATGCACAGCGATTCGGGAGGGTAATAGTCTCGGATTGTCCGAGCTTGCGATCCTGCCAAAGCTCGCTCGTTAGGACAGCGGATACGGCGGCTGAGTCCAACGGTTTCCGGAGGTTATCAATGACGGCATACGTGGGAGATGTTCGGAGGAGCGCCGTGATTCGTTTGCGCCATTCGTCCTCGTCTTCGCCTTCCGTCATCACGGGTAATCCGCGGCCGACAGCGACCGTCGAAACGACAGCGATGAGCAAGCCGGCGCCCGTGCCCGCCTGCGGTTTCTCGATCAAATGCAGCGGCGTCGGACCTTCGATGACGGGGCGCAGAGTTGGGAGTAGCAGCATCGCGATTGCGTGCGCTCGTTCAGCGTCTCCCGTAAACGGGAAATCACCAAGCAGCTCGTCACGAATCAGCGCAACCGCGGCCCGCATCTGTGCCGGTGTCGGGTTCTCCGGCACCTCAGGTATCGTCAGCCCCGGCGCTGGGGCATAGAACAGGCGGGACGACTCGTGGTAGCCCGGTTGCAGGGACACGGACCCATCCGGGCCGATAACCGGCGCTTGGACGATGCCATGCAGGACCGGAAGCGGGTACGACCTGGCGGCCAGCATATTCCGGATGACCGCGGTGGGCGGCATCGCCGGGACTCGTTGCTTCGCGCGCTCGTTCCATTTGTCCCAAAGGGTCGCCTCTGCGACCTCATGCCGTAGCCGATCCACGTCGATCAGTTGTGGGATTGGCTCGTTGTTCTCTCCCTGGCCAATGCGTGTCGGTGCATTACCGAACAGGAAGTTCGCGGGGTTGCGTCCGTTGAAGGCCGCGAGCCGTTCCCACGCTTGCGCGGAGATCGTCGGTAAGTGTTGTTCGCCAGCGTCGAGGGGACCCTCGGATGCCTCGCTCCCCAGGTGTCTCCGGAAGTCAACAACTTTACCTTTGCCCTCGTATCGGTCTCCGGGTAGCTTGATCGCGTTCTCGATCGTCCGGCGCAGGTAGGTCCTGTTGGTGTCCCATTTCTCGCGTTGCAAGCCGCTGAGTCTGAGGATGCGCTCGATCTGGTCCGCGTCCTGCGTGTAGAACTTCAGGATGCCGGCAACCGCGGCATCGGCCTCAGAGTCCGATCCATAGCCGCTTGTGTCGCCTTCGAGCAGGCGTCGCAGCTTGTCGCCATTGGCCGCTCGTAAGGCCTTATCGAGAAGCTCCTCATCGGACATCGGAGGGGGTGGCGCATCGTCTTGGGTGACCGCGATCACCGGCGCGAAGCGTTCCGCGTGAAACGTGGCCAGCGTCTCCGTGCAGTCCTCTCCGACCTCGTTACCGTCGAGCGCCTGCCCCGTGACGGTCGCGAACCGTGCCCGGTCGTAGACCTCGATCTTCCCCTTGCGGTTGCCGCCCGCTGGCAGCGTGCCCCGGCCAATGCCGTGCAGGCCACTCCCACTGGGCGACACTTCCCAATAGATCGGAAAGCGGTCCACGATCTCCGCCGCCCACGGCTCGGTGACATCGATATCGCGCGCATCGTCGAGGTCGATGAAAAAATAGGGATCGGACGCCGCGAAGACAAACCCGATCCCGTCGTGCTGCCCCCACTCCATCGAGAGGGTCGCCTCGCCGAACGATGACCAGGTATCGGGGTCCGTGGTCGACGCGAGCGCTCCCGTCTTTGCGGAGATGGGAACCTTGGTTCGTTTCTCGCCGCGTGTTTCGTAGCGCCAGCAGACCCACTGCGAGAGTCGCTTGAGCTCCTGGGGCACGTTGTCGGTGTAGAGGGGCACAGGGAAGGCGCTCATCTACAGCAGTCGAATCTGCGAATTCGCAATGGGTGCAAGATGGGCACTCATTTGCGGGCGCTCAAAAAACCGGAAATCCCCGTCCTCGCTTTGTTCCAATGTCCATGGAGCGTGGATGCGTTCCACGAACGCAGTGGAATACCGCGTGATCGTCCGAGCACCCCATTCGTCAGTCACGTGATCGTCGTAGTTCACGATCCAACATTCGTAGAGCGCTTGTTCATAAAGGAAATAGATAGGCACGTCTCGGCCGGCAAGCGCTTTCACGATCGCGGCGACGCGCCCCTGCGATTTCTCGAAATCTCGTTTCGGCCGATAGTCCTTAAAGAAGAGGGTGGAGTCCAGGACCCACACCATGGGGCCGATTTGGTTGTAATCGAATTCGCGCCGTTCGAGCTCCTCGACCGAGAGAGGCGAGTGCTGGCATTCAACGACCACGCGCTGCCCATCATCCGTAACGAGCACGTCGGCCCGCCGTCGACCAAGAACCGGCACCTCCAGTTCAGCGCAATCGCCGAGACCATCCGCGATCGTTTCCTTCATTTCCATGTGCCGGACGGTTTCCCCCGTCGCGAAGTCACAGCTTGCGCCCGGCCTGTGGGCGAAATGGTGAATGACTTGCACACCCTTCTTCAGCGTGACCTCCAACCCACACCCAGGGCAGAAATAATCGAAGCCGCGCTCGGCATATCGCCCTTGCCAACGTGCGCCATTGGCGTCTCTTGCAATTAACATGACAACAGCCGTACTCCCTCGGTGCTGCTGCGCCCTTGGTGGGTCGGTTAGCGCGGGGCCCGGATGACAGTCCAAGCCCCGCGCGCTCTTGTTGGGCTATGCCCAGTCGGAATTAGTTGCGGCCGCTGCGGACTCCCCTACTGGCGCAACGGTGTCCATCGAACAATCGGTGCCCTTGGGCTTCCCGTTGTCGTCGAGGTTTTGGGACGGCTGCAGGTAGGCCGTGAACTCACCTTCGAGCATCTTAATTGGGTCCGGTACGCTGCCCGGCGTGATGGATTCCCCGGTCACTGCCTTGTAGATCTTCCCGAGGTTCGACCCCTTGCTGAACACGTAGGTGACCCACAACGTGACCTGCTTACCGTTGCCAGGACCGCCCTGAACCTCGAGCAGCAGGATCGTTTTCTCTTGCATGCCGCCACCGAACTCAGCGGATTTCGGCCGTTCGAACGGTTCGGCGAACGCCTTTAGCTTCAGGCGGTATTCGCCCTTGGGCGGGATCTGAATCGCGAGGCGCTCCTCTTGTGTCTGTTCGCGGGTTGCAATGCTGCCATCGTCCTGCTTGTAGACCCAAATGGTCGGAGAGATGTCTTTGGCCTGTCGTGCGTACTGGGAAACTTCTGCAACCACGTTGATGTGTCCTTTGCGTTATGCAATCTCGAGTGCGAGTTGCGTGATGCTTGTTGACAGTTCCGGTGCTGCGGGGCCGGTGCCCCCTGAAGGCTGATGTGGTGAGTCATTGAATTCGGGAGGCGCCCGTGCCTCTTCCGTAGCCCCACCTGATCGCTCGATCTCCCGCACATCAGCGGAGTAGTAGTTGCCGGACCCGCACCCGGTAGATGTCGCCGGCCGTGGTTTCGTCCATGACCTCGACCGAAAGGCCACGCTGGCCGATCAGCTGATCGGCCAGACGGGCGTTGGGATAGAGGATCTTGTTTCCACGCAGGTTGAGCACATCGAACGGTTGCGTGCGCGCATCGACGCCCATCGCATCGCACCGGGCGATATACACCTGCAGGATCTGCTCGTCGCTCAGCCCGTTGAGGTTGCCGCGCGCGATCAGATCGAGCACACCGGCATGCTGCTGGTTGATCGATGGCATGGCTACCAGATTCGGTTCCTCGTGTTTTGCCAGTCTGTTTTCCATGGTCCTGTTTCCTGTCTCGTTAGAAGATCGATACGGACATGCACATGGCGACGATGACTCCGGCCAGAAACGACCCAGCCGCCACGACGGCCAGCCGCGCATCCTGCTGGGTGAGCACCACCCGCGGCGTCCAATTGCGCCGCCGCTGCTTCGAACGCTTGCGCTGTTCCCGGCGATGCCGGTGGGCGTTGGCGTTGGTCAGATCCCGCAGCTGCGGAAAGAGCGGGGAGGCGTGCCGGTTCATGGCAGGCACTCCCCGTCCAACTCGATGGCGCCGAGGCGCTGCTCGATGCCGCGCAATACGTCGCTCAGCCGCAGATCGTTGCGGCCGGTTTGCTCCAACCGCGCGACTCGCTCGGCCAGCGCTCCGATCCCGGCCACTACTCCCGGCCACTACATCGGCCAGGTTCGGCGGATCGCCCCGCTCGGCTCGTTCCAGCCGCCGCAATCGCTCGGCATGACTCGTCTGCACCTTGGCCGCGATCCCCAGCCCGATGCGCGTATCGCGTCCCAGGGCGGTCAATCCACCGACCGCGGTGTTCAGGCCGCGCACCGCGTGCCACAACAGCTCCGTCTCGTGCTCCAGTCGCGTGATCCGCTCCTCGAAGCCGAGCTCCTCCGCCAACCGTTCGGCGCGGCGTTGGTCGATGATCGCGGTGGCTCCCCGGGCGGTCATCGGTTCACCTGCCAGTCGGCGCAGTCGAACGCGTCGTTCTCGCGCAGCTCGATCCAGGCGACCACCTGCGCGGCCTGCTCCTCGGTGAGGTAGGCCCCAGCGACCTTCCCGAACTCCTGCCGGATGTAGCTGTAGACGTCGAACACCGGATCGGCGTCGATGATGCGCCGTAGTTGCTCCGGCGTGGCCATGTCGGTGAACGGAATGACGACAGGTGCGCTCATTGCTTCCACCCGTCGTTCTGCGAATCGCTCACGTTCGGGTCGAGCATCGGCTCGTCGGTGGGCATCTCGAGACGTGCGCACTCCGCACGGGCGATGTCGTTGGTTTGGTAGAGCAGTTGCTCGACCCGCTGCCGGACATCTCGAGACGTGCGCACTCCGCACGGGCGATGTCGTTGGTTTGGTAGAGCAGTTGCTCGACCCGCTGCCGGACATCGGTGGCGTCCGGTCCATCGACGGAGACGGCGGTCTCGAACTGAAAGCCTTTGGCTGTTTGTTTGGTCGAGATCCGCATATGGACGTTGTCAGAGTCGGCCGTCACCAGCTCGCCGAACATCGGCTGCGGTTGGCTGGCTAGTTCATCGACTTTACGGCTGAGATCCTTGAGCCGTGTCCGGTACACCGTGTCGGCCAGCAGCTCGCGAAATGAATCGCAGAGATGCTCTGCGAACGCATCCTCGAGCCGCTCAAGTCGTTCCTCGACCGTCCGTTCCGACTGCTCGGGCGAATCCCCCAAGGCGGATTCCTGCTCCGCCTGCGCGGCTTCCTGCTCTGTGGTTGTTGCACTCATGTAGAATTCCTCCGTAGAACTCTTGCTAGGGGTTCGATGAGCCGCGCGGGTGTGTCCTCACCTACGCGGCTCGCTTCTTTTGCGCCGGTCCATCCGGCGGTTCCGGGTCGTCATTGCGGCTGTGAACCAGATACAGCCGGTCCTTGCGGTCCTCCCGCCATTGCCGGTCGAACCACGGGCTATCGATCCCTTTTCCCGTGAGCGCCCGGCCCACGAACTGCACACCTGCGTGCAACCGCTCGACCTTGCGCACGATCGGGCGATAGGCCCGGATCAGCCGCTGCTGTTCCTCGGGATCGATCACCCCGTCCCTGCTGACCTCCGTCAGCAACGCGCTGTAGTTCTCCACCCCCTCGACCAATGCGAGCGTGATGATTGCGGGGCGACTCATTCCAGCTCCTCTCTGTGTCTGTGTGCGACTAGCCGCATGACCATCACGCGGCGCTACCGTGTGAACGGGCGGAAATGGGAGTAGCCATCGCCGCCCGGGTTCCACCCCATCCGAACGAAGGCGTCACATGGCCGCACCCTCCACGCAACCACCCAGGGCCACCAACGGCCGGACCTGCAGGCAACGCACAGGGAATGCGCTTTCCCCGGGACATCCGGGAAAGCCACCTGCAGGTCGGGCCGCCCGGGTGAACGAACCCCGGACGAACCTCTGTGGGGCCTGGTGTCGCAGCAAGGCGACACCAGGCTGGGAAGGGAAAGAGCGGAGCGTCTGCGGCGCTCCACTGGGCTTGGGAGAGCGCATCACGGTGACGCGCTCTGGTCGAGTGACCAGGCCGGTGAGGGAGAAGTTTGTCCCGAGCTCGCACCGGCGGATCGCTCGACCAGAAGGCACCACGGGAGCGCACGGCCAGCCGGGACACGCGGCGGCTGACTGGCGCGAGGGGGACGCAAATGAGAGGAACTGAGGTCGCGTGTCCAAGGGGAAACTCCCGAATGCTCAGGTGGTTAGGCGGTCGTGTGATCGGCAATCAGATCGGCGTAGCGGTCGACATGGCCGCATGGGTTCGTCCACGTTTGGACGCTGTAGAACTCGCCGTCGTCACACTGGTTCAGGTTTCGCGGCTCGCCTCGCGGCCCACCGCATTTCGGGCAGCGGTCCGGGATGGTGATGGTTCGGAGCGCCACTCGCGTGGGACCGTAGCCCCACGCTGGTTCGGCGGATCGGTCACGGATCGTCACTTGCATCGGTCAAATCCCTTCGTACGTGGTTTCGTTCACCCGGGGACGGAAATGCTCAGGTGGTGGTCAGGCCAGCGGATCAACCGCTTGCAAGTCGTTCAATCGCTGCGTCGCCAGCAAACCGCTGGGCAGCGTGGCGTCGTAATGGATGCCGGGGGAGTCCAGCGCCCACAGTTCGGGCACGTCCTGCCAGTCGGGCGGATCGGGCGGCGCGATGCCGTCGCCACCACAACAGGGGCAGTCCTCCATGACCTGCTCCAGGCTGTTGCCCCGGTATGGGTACTCAACCGTCACCGTGCCGCTGCCGTTGCAGAGGTCGCACGGATCGGCCGCTGGCATCGGGTCGGCCGCCCGGTAGATCAGGCTGCGACGGCGGATACCGAGCGCCTGCCGGACCCACTCGGCATGGCCGCGCAGATTGCCCGGATGCTCCCGCGCCGTCTCGCGCATCGCCTTGTCGGCCCTGGTTGTTCGGCCCGTCCAGTCGGGCGACTGCGTGTCCATTAGCTCATCCATGAGCTTGGCGTAGGCATCGTGGATCGGGTTGTCTTTGATCGGGGAGAGCAGGCACATGGTTAGCGGGCTCCGTGCGAAAGGCGGTGGGTCGCGGCAATGACACGATGGTTAAAGGCGAACCAGCGATCGCTCGGCATGATGTCGTGGCCGAAGCCGAACGCCTCATCGACATCTTCGCGTGCCTTGCTCCAGAGCAGCGCCATCCGGCTGTTGCCGGTCGCCTCGACATCGCGCCACGTTTGCACGAGTCGTCGAAACGCTCGAAGTTGTTGTGCGGTCATGCGTGGGCTCCTTTGCGCGCGGCAATCTCGGCGCGCATCTGTGCGATCGGTCCGGCAATGGCGAGCGGCTTCGAGCCGTTCGATGTGCCGCGCCAGCTCCGCTTCTGCTGCTCGGCTTCGAGCCGTTCGATGTGCCGCGCCAGATCGGCCTCCCGGCGCAGGTCCGCCGTGCTCGGGTTCCGGCGCGCCCGGTAGGACCGGTATGCCGCCTTCGCCTGCTCCAAGCTCATCTCCGCGATCGTCCACGGGGCATTCACGCCGCATCGTCCTCCTTGGCGGTCTCCGCCATCAGCTCCCTGAGTGCATCCAGCGCGCCCAGTACCCAAAGCTCCATGTATTGCTCGGCGGTGATCCCGAGCCGTTCGGCCTCGGCGTGCACGATGGCGCGCGCTTCGGCCTGGCCCAGTGCGATGCGGGTCATGTCAGTCAGCGACGGCGGACAATCCCAGCGGATGCCGCCCGTATTTCGCGATGCACTCATCGATCAGGCCGTTCCGCTTCCGCGTTTCCGCGAAAATCCGCGCGTCGCTCTCGGTCACGTTTTTGGCGTAGTCATCGAAGAGCCAGAGTTGACGCGCCTTCCACAGCCCCGCCCCGGTCTCCTCGTCTTTGTCCGTGGTGCGACCCGCGTAGGGCAACCCAGCGAAATCGAGCTCACCCAGCGCGTCGCGAACTTGTTTCTGGATTTCGCGAAGTTCGAAGCCGTCGCGCTCTTCAACGGACCAGATGCCCGCGTCGCGGCACTGGACGCCGATCTGCCGCGTGGTGGCCGCGCCGCCCATTCCGACAAACACGTCTCGGATTTGCTGCGACCGACTTTTCTCAGGAAATGGCACGAGCATGATTGTTCCTTTCTCGGATCGCGGCAACGATTTGCTCAATTTGCGCAATGAGTTCTTCCAGCATCGGCACCTCCGGATCGCCGGGGAACTGCCGAGTCATTTGCCGAACCTCTCGCTTCATAGCCAGCAGAGAGATCAGCCGGGGATCGGGCATCGGCGGCATCGCGGCCGCTTCGGTCAGCGCAAGCGAGCGATCGCGCCCGTCCGTGCTCTGGGAGAGCGCGATGATCTTTTGGCGCTCAGGCTCGGTTTTGGTCGCGACGTTCTGAATCGTGCGGATAGCGTCGCGTGGCGGGATGCCGGGCTGGTCGATCAATGCGACGATGGCCGGACGCTCGTCTTCCGGCAGCTTGTCCAGCGCCTCGGCCGCTTCCATCGCGTGGTACTGCTTCCAGCCCCGTTCTTCGAGGAATGGGTACTGGTCCACGGCCGCGACATGCTTTTCGGCATCGCGGATGGTCTGCTTTGGGATGCCGATGTGCTCGGCGATTTTATCTTCTGGTACCGCCCGCTTCGGAGGCCGGCCACCAACGTGGCTTTCTACGGATTCCGTAGAAACCTCGGCGGCTATAACCTGTTCGGCCACGTCTACCAGTTGCTTCAGCTTCCGGCTGCGTTCCGCGTCCGTGAGGTCCTTGCGCTGGAAGTTCTCTTCGAGCTCGATGACCTGGCGCTGACGGGCGTCGAGCTGACCCCAACGGCGAACCGGAACTTCCGCGAAACCGAGCTGCCGGAGCGCCCGCAAGCGGCGCTCTCCGGCAACCAGCACCCCGGCGTCGTCAACGATCAGCGGATGCAACAGGCCGTTATCGGCAATGGATTCGGCCAGCGCCGCGATGTCGCCGTAGTCCTTGCGCAGTCGGTGGCCGACGGTGATGGTGTCGATGGGGAGGCTTTCGATGCGCGGGTTCATCTAGGCGACCCTTGCCTCTGCTTCCGCACGCTCCAGGAGCTCTCGGATTGCCCGACGAATCACCATTGCGGCGTTGCCCTCATAGAGACGTTCCGCAAGATCCTTGATCCGCTCCTGATCGCTCTCCGGGATTCGGAAGCACATCGTGACGATTGGTGCCTCAGTCGATTCCATGTCCGTCCTATTTCGATCTATGACGTCATGTGATTTTGCCATACGGAGAGGATAGCACGACATATGACGTTGCGCAAGAGGGTATTACGGCGTGATATTTCTACCTATGGCAAGCATCACGACATATGCGCAGTGGCTCAAAGCGATGCGTCGCGAGAAGCGCATGACGCAGCAGGATCTCGCTGAGGCAACGGGCATGGCTCGCACCTATCTCAGCGCCGTGGAAGGCGGAAAGGTGCGGATGCCGAAATCACCGAATCGGGAGCGTATTCACCGGGTATTCGGGTCTTCCGATCGTGAGCTGGAAGATTTGAATCTCATCGCATGGGATGGTTTCGGAAACGAGATCGTCCCTGAAGGGGACGCTCCGCTGATCGAGCGCCGCGAGGCCGGCGATGAGGACAAGCTTCCGGCCGGCATGAGTCCAGGTGCGTGGGTAGCAACGTCAGACTCAGCTGCGCGCATTTCTGCACTCGTTCGTCTTGTCGCATGGTCCCCCGACCGGGAGTACGATGTTACGAAGACACTGCTCCGGTATGTCGAGGAAGATCGCCAGCAGGAGGTGACGAATGGCAGCCTATTGTCGTAACTGCGGAGCGGCGCTCGTCGTTCCTTTGCTCGTGCTGGCGCTCGCTGCGCTCTCCTTTGGCTCTACCAGCGCGGCAGCGGGGCCGCAGTGCAGCTACTACATCTTCCAGGATGAAGCGCAAGCGGTGCTCGACACCTATGGGTATGCGGAGACGCTCGATCCTGACGGCGATGGGGTCGCCTGTAACGAACTCCCGGCGCGCCCGGATTTCCTCCAGGACGCGATCACGGTGGTGCTCAGTGCCGTCAAGCCGGGTCCGATCATCAAGGCGTATAGCAACGGCACCCCGTACACCATCACGCTCGCCGGGCTGGAGGCGTTCGATCCGGCAGCATGTGCTGGCAAGCGCACGGAACAGCTTCTTGCCGAGATGCTCCCGAGCAAGACGCGCTTCTTGATTCAGGTGCTCGGTCCGTCCCAAGGCGATGACGTGCTCGCGTTAGCTTGGCTTCCAGGATCGGGCGCATCGAGCCCCACACTTCTGAATGTCGATGTTGCTCGCGCCGGACTATTGAAGGCAGCGCCCGGCGGTTCGTTCGATCATGCCGATGAGATCGCAGCAGCGTCTCGGCAAGCGGAGCAGGCAGGGGTCGGATTCTGGGGGACGTGCGAGTTCGACTCGCTTGCGCCGGCACCCACCCCAACACCCAACGGG